ATACCGCGCGCCAAAACACCTCATCAGTGAAAAAGAATTCACCGACTACCTTGTCATAAGCCCCATTAAGCTGGCAGATAAAACCACGACGTTGGACCGTATCAAACGCTATCTTGATTTGGTTCTCTGCATCAAAGTTTGTTAGGTAGTTTTCAACCACGACCGCGCTTATAGCTACCGGCCCGGAGAGATCCACCAGCGTGGTAACGCCTTTTGGTTGGCCTACTTGAAATACGCGCAGTTCGACCGCGCTAAGTGAGAATTGATCATTCATGTTCATACTGTCCTAATGCGTTGGCTACTTCTTGTTTAATCTTGTCGATATCGTCTAGCATGGCGATTGTTCGTAGGGTATTTATCAATGCCTCTTTCTCTGTAGTAAGACGGCCTATATCACTTCGCATGCGTACCGTTCTGTATTCACAGTCGCAATCATCGTCATCATCATCGTCGTCGTCGCCCTCATCATCCATCAGGGCGATCAGTTCTTCATGCTGCACCACTTGTCGCTGTATATCCCGGAGCGTGCGGAGAATGTCATCCAGCTCCATATTTGGATACTCACGGATAAGGCCCACAAACCACGCCTTAATAAAGCCCTCTTCGCTGCTGGTGGCGTCACGGTCGATAAAGATACTGTGATAGGGAGAGAGGCGACAAAAAGCACACCCAAAGGCGGCGCGCTCTTCATTGGTCATAAGCTCAAGCTGACGCACGGCCAGCTCGATATCTTCTTTGAACTCTTCCCGGTCAGATATATAGGTAAAGATCATTGGTTAGCCTCTTCTGGCTCAGTAAGGGAGAGAATCCACTCGCGTAACTCAATCATTTGAGGACAAAACACCATGCTTTTCACGTAGGTATACAGCTTGGAATAATCGTGCTGCTTTCTCTTAATGAAGGCATTGGCGTCCGCTTCAGTCAGGCAGCATGTCACCTCACGAACCACGCGTTGCACTTCTATGCGCTCGATATAACGATCATCTATCCCCAAATCACATACATAGGCGTAAGCATCATCTATATGCTCAGCAATGCTGGCCGCGTCCCGGTCGGGCCATTCGACTTTATTGGCTTCGTACCATGCATTGAACTGCTCCGGGTAGTACTCTTGGATGTGTTCCACCAGCTCGGTAGCGTCGCAGTCTCTATCGGTATAAAGCACCGGGCATTCCAAGCGCCCGGTCGCGTCAATTAGCTCAACATGATCACCCCGGCCATCGGCGCAGGTAATGTAATCGTCATAGCACACCACCCACACAGGATGGCTGGTGGCGCGGTTGTCCTGCTGGTGCATTTGCTTGGACATTTCGAGTAGAAAATCTGGTATTACGGTCATTTGCTCTTTCATGGTATGTAGCCTTGTTAAATGTTCTTCAGTTGCTTATAGCTGGTGCCATACATCATATTGATGAAACGCTTTGATACGTTCTCGGCTAGGAGCTGGCGTATGCTTTTCTTTTGCTCATCGCTTAGGTGCGGATTACCGATTTCACGCTGGCGCAGTTTGTACTCTTCAGAGCGCATGTAGTCTTTCACTTGGTTTCCTGCTTGCTTGATTTATCCAGACGTTTACGAGCTCTTAAGCCGGTACCGACTAACGCACCGTTTAGGTACCAACCGGCACGGCCAATGTTCACTGACACCCATTTAGAGCCGATAGTGACGCTCATAAAGCCTCGTTTGCCAAAGTTAAGGTAAAGGCCCGGAAAGAGCTTGATACGCTTGTGAAATCGAATTTGTGTAGTCATTTGGGGAGTCTTACTTTAGTAATTGATACAAGGCGTTACAGTTAACGCAGCGACCACGCTTAGAACCCTTTCGAGTCTGCTTAAGTTCGCCATCACATTGCTGACAACGGACCTCGGTCACTCTGGTAGCCATGCGTGCGTTAATGGCCTCGCTGTTATTCTTTCTCGGTTTAGTTACGTCGTAACCTAATGCCTTGGCTGTCCTGCGGTATTCCTGCTCAATCCATTTTCCATCCGGTTCATGATGCAAGCCGTCGCCCATCATATCGCCAAGCTTGATAAGATCTCGGTGTAGCCTTCTTTCAGTTTCCGGGGAGAGGTCCGCCATGGTTACACCTCTTCGCGCTGGTGGCGCACTTCCATGCTCTTAACACCGCATTGCTTCAGCCAAAGGCTTAGACGATCTAATCGCCATGTTCTCGGCTCAGGTTTGGCCGCGTGACGGACCGTAAAGCGCATGCCGGTATCGAGGTTATGAGCGATCACAATAAAACCCTCGTCGGTTTCTTGTGCGCCAATCTGCAAACCTACGCCAGTTGTGGCCTTAATGGTTCGCTTAAATTCACCTAATGGCACTAAGCCAACTCTCATACAACCTCCGTTACATTATTTAAAACGTCAATTTATGCCTAATAATATGGCTTTTTATGGAGATTTCAAGTTTTTATTAGGAATGAGGGGTGTATGAGGGAATAGCCAAACGAGAAAACCGCGCTTCCCGTGCGCGTGTTCCCTCTTGGCATTAAGTAAGGGCTTACTTAGAAGGGTAGTTACTAACTGTCTAATTAATTTATAATATCGTCGCCTTTGGGGCGTATTTTCTCTTCGTTCTGACTGCGCTCTTGCTTTCTCATTTCCCTAATCTTTTCCGCTTCGGCCTCATCATAGAGTAAGCCGTTTAGACCTAATGAGTTAGGAATAGGTACCATGTCGCTGTACACGGAAGACTTTTCCTTTTTGACGGTCTTAACCGAGAAATCTTGCAATGAAGAGTCCCTGTCTTTTATCGCTATCAAACCGCCAACATTAACGCGCATCTTTTCCATGGCCTCTGGACCACCTTTAACAGAGAACAAGGCAATCACATCATCATGGCCTTTGGTGCGTATTCGATAAACCTTGTCTGGCTGCTTAGCAAACTGATCACGTTCCTGCATAAGAGTCTTGATAAGCTCTATTCGCTTTTCCCTACTCTCTTTACGGCGTAGCTTGTTTATCTCGCGTTCGTTACGACGAATGGCTCTTTCGTATCGAGCAACAAGATCTAGACCTGTTTTCTTTTGACTGGCTACGGCGGTATTTATCGTAACTTTTAGCTTGGTAACATTCCTAAGAACAACCGGTTTTCTAAAGGACTGAGAAGACTCAGTAAAATACATTGGAGCCGCTTCTACCAGTTCCTCATTTGCTTTTATTTGCCTATCTATTTTGTCTAATAACTTATTTGCTGTATCACCTTCGTATACAACAGAAACGATCCTTGAGTCAGCGTAATCGGAATCCATGACACCGCTAACTTTTCCCTCAAATAAAGCGTACCGTTTCATTTCTTCATAAACATCACGGTCAGCAGCTTCCTTGTTTGCCAATAAATTGCTAACGCGCTCGGCATCAACTACTTTGTGATTGTTATCTTTCATTTTTAACCCAATTCCTTAAAAGTCTCGACCGGGGTGCATAAGCCCTGCCTACAACAAACTTATAATTTATTAATATTTTATAGTTGTTACATGGAGTTAATGCGAGTATAGCAAAGATAATTCCTAAATATATAGCGCCATAATGCCACAAATCAAAAATAATACTTTTTAAAACAAAAAAGCTCACCAAATGGCAAGCTTTTCTAAAAAATACTAATAATAAATAAATACTTTACTAATTCAAAAAGTAATTAGTCAGAAGTTTGTTAATTTTAGTTTCGTCATAAACACAAGACTCAAACAACTCTGGCTTATGTGTCACCAGATAATTGATACATTCAAAAGTCATGGATTGGATCACTTCCGCGCCACGCTCAAACACATTAAATTTCTCTTCCAAGCCGTCCAAGAATTCCTCCGGGAATACTTTCAGCAGTTGCTCGTTCATGTCGTTCATTTTTATCGTTCTGCCGTAAATTAACCGTTGTTAGCGGTATGCATGTTTATATAGTTTCGCACTCTTGTAAATATGGTGTCTTATGATTGCATAGCTAAAGAGGTTTTACCGGGAGGAAGCAAAAGCCCTAAAAATAGTGATAATACTTGCCTGTATATACATACAGGGGTTTATTCGAACCACGTCACTTTGTGACAAGGTAACTCGTGAAATTATCCGCTTGTTTCTAGGTGTTATACCAGCTACACTTCGAATCTCATGGTTTAGTTTCAGTTCTATGGAGAACTGAAACAAGACTCACCCCACATTTTTAGGGGGCAATCGAAACAAATAGGCTGTAACTCCAATAAAAACAGCCACTTAACAGAATGACAGTCAGAACACCCCTACAAAGCCCAATAAAGGGACATTTGGACCTGCATAACTATGCGAGGGACAAAATAAGGACTTTTTGTGAAGTTTTGGCCCTGTTATTGACTTTATTATTATCACTGTCATCTATATGTAAGATTTGTGTCAGTTGAGATACCGGTGCAGAATAATTTTTACTGTATTTGATTAAATGTGACTTTGATCACACGTTGAGCGGTTAAGTTAAAAGTTATACGCTTCAACACCTTATGTTCTCAAATATGAGCCATAACACTTAGCGGACTATGGCGACAGTTTTATATCATATCTCAGCAACTTATTGCATTGCATGCGTAAGACACGAAATTAACTCGAGCTAACACACTACACACCAAAAAGCAAAACACGGAGCAATCAACATGGCAGCATACCCGGCACGAACCAAAGAAGAGCTGGTGGAAATTCTGGAAAGAGTGAGCGACTACAGCCCACTGGTAAAATTGTTCATTGAAATGGAAGCGCGCACCGGTTTGCGTTACAGCGACCTAAGCAAGCTAACGTTCAAAGAAATCATGATTAACGGCGTTCCTCGTGAAAGCTTCCCGGTTATCCAGTCGAAAGCCTTCCATGCTCGCATGAGCGGCAAAGCCAACATAGACGAAGCGACGGCCAAAGCAAAAAGCCGAATTGTGGTCCACGTTAACGACGAACTGGCCGAACTGATCCGCCAACTACACATCATTAACGGCCATAACAAACTGGTGTTCCAGTCAAACCACCACCACGCCAAAGAAGGGACCGCCATTAGTAGCCAATACATCAACCGGATACTAAAAAAGGTCGCCGGGGATATGAAATTACCCTTCCAACTCTCCACTCACTCAATGCGAAAATCTTACGCCAAACTGCTCATTGAGAACGGCGCAGGACTTAATACCATTCGTGACCTGCTAGGGCATTCTGACTCTAAAATCACTGATATGTACCTTAAAACCTTCGAAAGTGAGCTAAAAGAGCACGCAACCAGCATTAGCTTTTAAGCCACCAGCATTGAGGCGGACTATTCCGCCTCTCTCATTCGTTGGCACTCACGTCCTACATGAGTTCTTCAAAATCCACATCATCAGCAATCCAGTCACCACGCCCTAAATCATCTTGATAGTCGTCGTATTCGTCATACTCAGAATCGGCCTCACGTATCCAGTCCTCAATCTGTGAACGTTCCTCTACCATATCATCAGTAAGCAATTCATCAGCCGGGACAAAGCCCACAAGCTGCGTAAAACAGTATGTATCCCATTGGTCGGGCGACTTAATGTTAAGCTTCTCGCGCATTACCTTCTTAGGCATGATCACCCAAGCGCCACGCTCATTAAGCCCACAAGGCACCTTACTGCCTTGCTCTGCGGTTTCACTTGAATTGTCGGTTGCCATACGGCCTTGGAGAATCGCATCACGCGCCATCACGTTGGCATACGCACGGCGGTTTAAGAATCGCTTCTTAAGCTGATCAGAGAACATCGGCAAGCCCCAATTAATGCGCTCTACACGACGCCTATGCTTCTCTATCAATAGCGTGGCGGTATCATGGCCCACACCGTCACTATCCACCGCTATGGTAATGTTTGGATAGAGATCTTCACTACACTCCGCGTTAATCACATCAGCAAAGCGCACCGGGGTAATGTTGGAGTCCATCACTAACAGTTTATGATTCACCACCAGCCGGTTAGGCACCTCACCCCACACCTTATTGATATTGATGATCGACTTATCTCGCCCGTTACCCACGTCACACGTTGCCATCCAGCCCCATCCCTTGGGTAACTGAATGCTACGTTTAGCGGCACGGTCCATATCAGCACGGCCTAGCAGCATCCCGGCAATCGTTGAAGGGAATTCCCCACGAACCTTGATCAAATACTCTGGCGCTTCACGGCCACCGTATTCAATCAGCTTGGTGCGTATAAACTTGGTATCAACAATCGGACTCTCTTCAGAGTTTAAGCGGATAGATACCCATTCTTTTTTCTCGGCTAACTTATGGTGCGTATCGTAGAAGTAGCCACTTGGGCGCGTTGGCTGGCTCAATAGCAGCATGCGGTTATCATGCTGGGTAAAGGCACCGGTCATCACACCAAACGCCTTATCGCTCACACCGGACGCCTCATCTACCACAACGAGGAGGTGCGCTGCGTGCTCACCGGCTAGGGATTCCTCTTGCCCTAATCGACAGCTCTTAGCGCCGACAGACCATGCCTGTTTGCTCTCATTGGCATAAAACATGGTATCGGTCATCGTGAAGTACTGCTCTAACCATGGGTACGAGCGGCAAATCGCATTCCAGTGCTTTCTTAGGTACTTCCACACACCGATCTTAACCTGATTGGCGTTGTTGGCCGTCAGAACGACACGCGCGTCATAGTAGGTTGTGACAAAGGCAATGATCATCCCGGCGGTTGAGTCTGATTTGCCGGTACCGTGACCCGACGTTACCGATACCCTAGCCCCTTCCTTGTTCGTCGCGGCAATCACTTCTCGCTGCTGGTTTGTTGGTGGAAAGTCCAACCCTTCAACAAAGAACCGTTGCCAGTCATGGCGATATCGCCTCACATAATCCTGATATCGCGGATCGGAAAGTATCGACGTGCGACGACGTGCGCCACTGCCTTTACGCCTAGCCATTATTCGTCCTCTTCCGTTGCTGGTGGTAAGGCGTCATAAGCGGACGCGTTATCCGGGGAGAACTCTTCAAACAGAGCATCGAGCTCTTTCTGTTTCTCTTTGGCCTTTTGGGACTCTCGCTCTTCTAAGCCTTCAAAGTATTCAAGCTGGCGACGTTCAAACTCTTCCGGTGATACTTCCCCTTCCAAGATCTCAGGTTCGGCGTTTTCAATCTCATCTTTCAGCTCAAGCAATAGGGCCGCTGGTACCTTGGCACCCAATCGCTCGATGTTCTTAGCCGTAGTTAATGCGTCCCAACCGTTGCGCTCGCGTAGCTCCAATAGCTGAACTATCAGGGCGGTTTCTTCCGCTGGCAGGTAATGCGGCATCTTCATTTCTTCAATGAGCTGCTTTCTATGGTCGAACTGGCGCTTATTCTCCAAACCAACAAGGCTAACAATGCTGCGCTCCAATTCTGCTAACCGGGGTTCGTAGGCAAAAGTGAGCTCTTTCATTACCCGGTTAAGGTCCACCTCTTCAGCATCTTCCCCGGTACCTATCATTAATGGCTCGCCCCGGTCGATATAGCCTTGTATCCGATCTACCTCATCGGATAGCCATTTATTCATGCGGTAGTACCGGGCGCGCGCGGTTAACAGCTCATCAGCTACGGACAGGGGATCAACCTCGGTCAATATGTCGAGCATTTCCGACACCAGAGTGATCCCGGATGTGTATCCGCCATGTCGCATTTGTGGCGGACCTATCGCCCGGTTGAATTCTTGTTTCTTGTTCTGCGTGGACTCAAACCGGGCCGCACTGAAGTGTGAGAACCGGGTAACTAAATCGTCCTTACCAAGACCAACATCATCGAGCGTGGGCGCGTCATCTTCCGGGTGCGCATGATCAAGATCTTCGACTTCCCCTTCATTTGATGTTTGTTCACGATTCGACGCTTTTGGCGACTTCCCCCGGCCAGCCTTGCCCGTTGACTTGTTACGACTTTTGCTTGGTTTTTCGTTTTTGATTGCGCGATACGTCGATAATTTCTCATCAAAAAGATCAAATAACCGATCAAAGTCAGCCGCGCCTCTGAGTTTGGCTAACTCTCTGCGGAATGAATTGGTGCTTAGGCCGTTTTCCTGCGCAAAAGCGGTCATGCTCAGTGAAGGGTTTTTGATGGCTCGGCTAAGGAAGTTTCGGACGTGAGAGGCCCATTTTGCTTGAGCTGGCGTGCGCTTGGCTCGGTCACGCTTCTCTTTATGCTCGTCATTAACCTTTTTACTCTGTGCACTTTTGATCACTTCTTTATCTGGCTTGCGCAAATAGCGGCGAGCGGACGCGTATTTGAGCCCTGCGTTTTCACAGTACTGCTTAACAGTCAGTTTGGGATTTTCCCCTAACGCCTTGAGATATAAGGCTTGATGCTTTGTATAGTCAGGTTTAGCCATAGTGATAAATGCGCACAAATTTAAAAGTTATTAGGAATTATAAACACGCAAAAGTGCGCACCACAACTACATAAATTGCGCATTAACCGCTTCGAACTGCGCAAAACAAAAATAAAATGTGCGCACAATGAGTATTTTGCGTAAAAAATTGCGCATTTCTGCATATGCACCAGAGAAAAACATGTAACGCTTTTGCGCACAATTAATGTAAAGTTGTTAGGAATTATCCCCGTTACATGAAACGCTCAGCATTTGAGGATAACCCCCTGTGTTGATGCATGAAAAAAAGCGAAAGCAAGCCCTAATGAAAGGAAGTAAAAGACAGGAAAGCTTCAGACAGCGCCAGCGCGATAAGAACCTTTTCCCTCTCCAAGTGCGCATTACTCGATTTGCGCACCGACAAGCGTTGAAGCTGAAGAAAAAGCGCGGCGGAAAGATCAGTGATATCTACGAAGCGGCCATTCTATCGGCCAGCACGACCGACGCACCGGCCATGCACGAACCGTCATTCAAAGAGGAAGACTTAGGTGTGAAGTCGATTTGTCCTTGGGTAAGAGAAGGGACCACGGAACACTTTGAAGAGCTGGCAACGAACTACCGTTCGACGGTTACGGCCATGAGCGCAGCCCTGTACCAATACTGCAAACGTGAGCTCGATGAATAGACTTGGCCATGTTGCCGGGGCTATCTCTTTCTCCCCGGTCGCCATTACCCCGTTATGGCCTGAATACCCAACTCTAACCGGTTTGTGCGCCGTGAGCCTGATTGTCGGCTCTAATGCGCCCGACTGGTTAGAGTTTGGTGTTATCCCGCACCGGACCTTTACCCACGTTTTAACGATTTGGCTCTGTATCGCTCTGTACGGGCTCTTTTCTATTTTGAATGCAGCATTACTGCACCAGATAGGAATAAACGCAGCCAGCAAGGAAATAGCGGCCATTCTGTTGGGTTTTGGTGCTGGTGGCATGTCGCACTGGCTCGGTGACGTCCTCAACATGCGCCCGGTCCCTATCGTTACGCCTTTCGACAAGATAGCCCTTGGCCTGTTTAACAGCGGGACTAATCAACCTTTTACGTGCCTTTTTATCTTCTTGGTTTCGTTGGCACTAACAGACTTACAGGAAGCAATCACACTATGAATTACTACCCACTCAGAACGACGCTAAACGACCATTACAAGCCGTTGTTATGCAAACTTGAAGGCAGTGAAATTACAAAGAAAAGCTGTCTTGAAGACGTGTTAACCATGACAACATTGGCAACATACACCCATGACAGTGAGAACCAAACGCCAGAAAAGAAAGAAGAGCGAAACACCACGTTCAAGATCATTCTTAAGGAATACATGTTCCTTGCATCTGACCGGCTAACCATCTTCCCTGAATCAACCGAGCTGCTTGATACTATGCTGCGCTCTAAATTAAACGTGGCAGACTTTGAAAGCCTCATTCCACCGGATTCTGTTTTTGCCGTGGCTATCCCTAAAGGTTACACCACCCCTAGTGGCACACCTCTCTCATCCTTTATCGTTTCTTGGTGCGATATGGAGCAAGACGTTAAGTTGGCGACAATGGTTCAAGAGGCTGCGCTTGGCGGCCACCAAAACATTCACTCCGCGTGCGAAGGTAAGACGCTCCAAATACTCAGCTTAAGGGCTACTCACTCTCGCCAGAAGGTAATAGAAAGCATCCTTAGCACCAATCAGGCACAGCAAGTTCACGACGTTCTTAATGACGTAGACATTACCGAGGATTCACTAGCCAGTGAAATTGATATGAACGACGCCTACATGGCTAAGGCAATGGTTAAGATAGCCGTCGCCATTGCGGTTTTTAACTCTGCTTACGACAACTTCCTTTCTTCTGGCTTCCCTAAAGGCGTAAAAGCTGAACGCCTTATTTCAAACGGCACAGTCAAATCTATTCGCATGAGCGGGAAAGGTATTCGTACAGAATCCAACCCTAAAGCCGGTCATATCCGTTCCTTTCACTTCAGACAGCTACGCGACTCAAAATTCTACAAGGGCGAACATGCAAACAAGCCGGTTGGCTCTCGATGGGTACCAGTTAAAGAGGCTTGGATAGGTGAAGACATTAACGCCCACACAGCTAAGAACGTAATTTAAGGACCAGCATGCACCTAGCAAGAAACATCATCGCCGTAGTCGTTAGCAGTGCTCTGCATAGCAAACTACTTCACACGAAGTGCCAGGAGGGGGAAAAGCCACCAGCGCACGTTGAATTCCTTACAAAGAACGAACAAGAGCAATGGCTATCGCTCGGCACAACCACCAGCATCATATTTAACGAGGAACACCAATGAACATCAGCATTCCAACCCGCTTTGGCCTTGGTGAAGAGGTTTATCTAATCAATCCAGAAGCGGCATTTGAGCACGGCCATAGTCCTATATTGCTGGCGACCGTGACGGATATCATCTTAGCGCGCGCCGTTATCAGTCAAAAAAGTGAGTTTGCCGTCAGCACTTACGCAGTGAACGTCGAAGAACACCCGGAGCTTTTGCGTAACGAGCTGAATAAGGAGCTGACTTTAGAGGAAAAGTATCTATTCAAATCGCCTGAAGCGGCACTTGATGCAATGGAAAGCCAATTGAAGCAGCAAAAAGAGCGATATGAGGGCTACATACAGAATATTGGTGTAAGGCTTAACGACATTGAAGTTACCAGAGACAACCTGAACGTTTAGATACAAGAAAGGGCCACCAGTTTGGGATTGATGGCCCTTTTGTTTCTTATCTATGTAACCCTCGTCACTGCTTGGGTTTATCAAGTCCAAGCTCACTCAGTTAATCACGCTGAATGCCTTATATGAGGTTGTTTCTAATCTACTTGAGGTATTGTGTGTTGTCCATCATAAGTATGATTCCCTTTGGTCCCATTGTTCTTTCAGGCGCTTTAGATTTCTTAATGCATCTTCAAGGTTAATAATCTCTCTATGCCATTTAAGAGTTAGCTTAGAGCCATTACCATCAAAGGCATTGCGAACCTTAGTCATTTTATCGCTCAGTGCCTTTAGTTTCTTCTCTGCTGCTTTCTTCTTAGCTCCGGTCTGCATGATAACTTCAGCCTCTAACCGGCCTGTTTCCACTGCCATCTTGGTACGCGCTTCTAAGTCCATTGCCATTCTCTCTAACTCTTCTTGAGCGGCTATCTTTGCTTTTCGGTCCTTAATGGCTTTCTCAGTGGCCGTGATAGGTATTAGGTAGGGATTAAAGGATTTAGTCATTACTTACCTGCCTTCTTAAAGCCATCACAAACCGTATAGTGAATGTCTATCTCATCACCCCACGGACTACCATCAGGATCACGTTGGCAATACATACCGCTTTCATCTGCATTCCGGTAGGTACAGTTAGCGCAATTATTTGGGTTCGCCTTTCTGACGTTCTTTGGAGGATTTAGCATTACCTCAACCCCATCTGAATTAGCTCAGGTAGCAATACATAGGCACAAAAGCCACCAGCAAGAAAGCCGCCAATGACGCAAACCATGTTTGATATCTTAGTGAAGCGAATTTGCTCGATAGTGTCTGGTTGGACCGGGCAGTTGTTGATATAGACTCTCTTGCCCCTTACTTCGACTGTCATGCCGTCTGTTTGAATGATTGAATGGCCCATTAGGCTATCTCCTTGCTCGGTTTGGTGTGTAGTTTTACAGTTTTCCAGATTCAATTAGAACGTTACGAACGGCGATATGGAGTGCGCTTGACGTTTCAGCTTGACCAGAAAGTAAAGACTCACCAATCATTCGGTCAAACATGCTAGATGCTAGGTTTAGAGCAATCCTCTCCTGTCGTAACATTGCGGCATCTTGTATATCTTTCTTGACGTCAGCATCACCAATAACGCAGCGAGAAATGAACTCTTCAGACTCAAACAGCTCTTTTAGTTGCTGTTCTAGATGCTTACTTAACTGGTTCCAGACCAGAAGGCGAAACGGACTTACTCTGGCTTTAATAGCTTCTCGCCTCGAACCGCCATAGGCACCGCCTGATTCCTCAATGGTCCAATAATTGGCGCTGGCCTCTTCGAAAAAGGCGTTAATCTCCCCTTCCACCATCTGAGTTATTTTGTCTTCAGGTAGTAAGTTAAAGATTGATACCTTTATCTGCTCGGAAATCTTTTCTTTAAGGTCGCCCATGTTGGCTAGTTGGTTTTGCATGCTTACCTCTGCTTGGTGTGTAGTTTGTGAGTGAAAGGCCAGCCTTAGCCAGCCTTGGTGTTTAATCTGATTGTTTACTTGTCGGAGTAGTCTAGAGTGAATGGGTTCGCCGTTACATGCTCACCTTTAGTTATCTTTGTTACGCTGCACGCACCCACTGATTCTTTATTGAATGAATCAATGTATTCTTGAGCTTTAGCTTCATCTTCAAACTCGCGCGTATAACTGGACTCGCAAAGATCACAGCCCTGCTCCCAAAACGAATAATAAACCGACTCACCACCCTCATTTTGGGTGATTTCCATTAGCTCTGATTGCTCTTGATGACTTTTAATAATTACTTGTTGTGTCATGTACTTGCCTTTTAACTGCGTTGTTTTTTTAAGTTGCCCTAGCACTCTATAAAAGAGGCTGGTATTTTACCAGCCTTTTCCTAATAAATCTTTGTATTGTTAGTATTTCTATTAGCTACTTTCTAGCTCGTTAAGCTGCTTCTCTATTTTCTCTGTCAGCTCAGGAAGACCACCAATCAGACCATTCCTATGAACCACCCAGAGAGTTTCCGATTGAGCTTTAAGCCTTACGGCCTCTCCCTCGTCATTGCATAGCGAAGCCTCTATCGCTTGCGCTCGCTTAAGTTTTGCTAGTGCCTTGATGTAAGCGAGAATTTCTACAGCCTCTTTGTTGCTATTGCTCATCGCTATTGTCCTTATTTGCCTCTTCCAGAACTTTAAGTATCAGAACGTTTTCTACATGGTTCGACACGTTATCAACGTCGTTGCTGTATTCATTATTGATGCTATCAAAGCTTTGCTGGTGCCAGCCTTCAATTACACCTTGTGACACCCACATTTCATCATCACCCCACACCCAATCACCCGGTTTAGCCCCATCGAGATAGCCATCGTAGTTGATTTCCTGTAGCTCAATCGTGTCTTGGTCCAGTACGCCAAAGTCATTGATACGTGAATGTAGCTTTTCCACCGAATCATTAACGGCCTCTTCAAAGCTGGCGAACTTTACCGGGTAAGCCAGCTCGCCACCTTCAGGAACGTAGCTCATGATTTCAGACCGGATCTCTTCCTTGGTTATATCGCGCATGGCTATTCCTCTTCGTCTATTTTTGACGTGTGGTAGTTCGGACTGTAGTCAATGTACACCTCGAACTCTCTTTCGCACTCAAAACACTCTTGAGTGCCGCTATCAGTCTCATGACAGCCGGTTGGTTCGTTCTCATGGCCGCAGTAAGGGCAGTCCATCGTATCCACGGCTTATTCCTCATCTTCGCATACACAACACGTCGAACCTAGCTCTTCACAAGCACAATCAATGGTGTCTTGCGTGATCACCTCCAATTGCTCAGGCTTGGCCGCTACCGTTGTGATTTCATCATTAAAACCGTGAACCTCTTTGCAAAAGGACAGAAAGGAATTGCGGTCTAATGGTTCTAGAATGCTAACCAATGAGAATTCATTGCCCTCTGATAACTGAGTGAGGTTGGTTGCGCTCACGACACGAAACGCCCCGTCATAGTCACTATCTTTGATTTTTACGATATCGTTGTTTTCTACCATGCTCTAACCCTCCACCAGCGTTGTTTCTTTTGACTTAAGGTATTCCTTTAAACCTTCTCTAACTGCCTGAATGATGCGGCACAAGTATTGATAATCCGGGTTTGGCTGCATTGGTATGTCGTACCAGAATTCATCACCGAAAACCTCAAACAGTAGATCGCGATTCTCAGCTATCCAAAGCTGCTCTTCACCAATGGCAACATTGCAGTCTAGGTCGCTTACTTTGTCGTACAGCTCGCGCGCCTCCAAGTCTTTAATGCTCCCCTCTCTTCGGTCGAGGATGATTTTTGCTTTAAATGCCGCTTCTAGCTTGTCAAAGTCGTAAACCCCCGGCTTGAGTTGCGGCGCTAGATTGCTCGCCAGATAGTCGTCGTTACAGTCAATAAAGAACTCTTCCAAACTACAACCCATTGACGGCCAAAAGCTAGACCACGATTTGCCGAAACACTCTATTGTGATACGGCCACGCTTGGCCCCAAAGTGCTCAAGAAAGACAGTAACCGGATCTAATCTTTCCAGTTCAGTTAACCGCAAACGTACTACATTGCTTTGCTCTAATTTCATGGTGTGTAATCCTACTTCTCTGTCACTCTGAATGTTTCTTTATGGCCGTCTTCAAACTCAACCACCAGCCTAGCTTTAACGCCTAACACCTCGAACGTGTCCGCCAGAGAATGAATTGTTAGGTTCTCATCGCAAACTCTCTCTTTCTTAGAAACTGCACTAGGAGTAATCCCCAACGCTGCTCCCAAATCTGTCTGAGTTAAACCTGACAGCAAACGAACTCGGCGCAAAATGCCTTTAAGCGGCCTCATTGCATTGCCCTTGCTCGTATTGCTTGAGGAATAACTTACCAAGCGAAGTAAGGCGACTGGCGTCCTTGTTTGCTCTTGGGCCTTCTTTGATAAAGCCACCGTCTACCATTAAGTGGTAAGCGGTATGCCCGGACCAATAGCCGTTAATTTGGTCAGAGAGGTTTTTGTATAGCTGCTTGCGCATGGCCTGAAGATTCTCAGTAACCGATGCACCAACCCAACGGTTAGTAAATAGTTCAAAAATGATTTGGTCGATTGGGTTTGTGATTTGCTCGTTGTTCATTGTGTGTAGTTCCTAGCTTAGTTTCATTCTTCTTCGATATCGCAGCCGCAACAGCCAGCGCAATCATTGCAACTTTCTTGACCGCAACACTCGCAGTCATAGTAGTTATCATCGGTTACTACCGTATAGCCACAAAAGCGGCATTGAGTAGCTTCATCTTGGTTATTCATGGTGTTCCTATTTAATTTTATCTAGTTCAATCTGAATGCTGGCTATCTGCTCGGTGAGATCTTTCTCTTCTTGCTTGAATCGCTCTCTAGCCTCTTTGCGTAACGCTGGCAGACTCTTAAGGCGCTTTGCTTTGCCTTGTAATCGCTCTTCTAGTACTTCTCGCCTTGTTTTTGGGTATTCAAAACCACTTGTCCAGAAACAACCGGTTCGTACTCTCTCAGCGGTAAGGGCGTACTCGTATTCGCAGTATTCATCGCAGTATCCAACCTTTGTCGGGTTTACGCAGCGAACGGCGGTCCCGGTATCGTTTAGCCTCATTGGTTCGTCATGGCCGCAATTGGGACAAAACAAATCTTGAGTGACGATATCTATATCGTCCGTGCGCCCCTCGTAAGGTTTGCCGCCAATACCCTTAAAAACAGACTCTACAAGCTCAGCCATGCGCTTAAGCTCTTTTTCGTGCTCAGTCATTACCATTGTCCTTATCGCTCTCTACGGCGTAATCAGGACCATATTTAACGCAGTAGCTTAGAGCCATGATAACCAGCTTAGGCACCTCAAGATCGCCGTTGCGGTAGCGTTTAACCGTGGCGTAGTCGATACCTAGAAACTCAGCCACCCCACGGCCAGTAAAACCAGCGGCCTTTTGCAGCCGCTTAAATTCTTCCATCATTAATTTGCCTTGATTGGTTGTTTCGCCCGACCCATTAGGCGAGCAATGGTGTGTTGCGTAAAGTGAACACGTCGGCCCGTTTCCACTTCCTCGCAAATGAACGAGCGAACCCCAATTAAATTACTGGTTTCCTCGGCCATCACACAAAATAGCTCGCTGCCATCTTCTGAGTAGAACGTATCTGTTACTGATACTAAATTTTGCTCTTGTTTTGCTCTGAATTCGTTTACGAATGTCATGGTGTGTCGTCCTTATTAATCAAATTTGCTTTGCTTGAGATACAATAATGGGCGCATAGCGCGCCCATGTCAAGCAAACAGTTGAATTTAGACTTAAATCAGTTCTCTTTCTGTTCGGGAACCTCCTTTCTCATTGATATTACAGGCAACTTGTTGCCCTGCTCTTCTACTCGTTTAGCGGTGCTAGTGATAGCAGCCACCACACAAAACGCCTGACTGATTGCGTCATGGATAATGCGATCAGCCTTGGCGAATTCCATGCTCACCACTTTAAGATCTTCTGGTAGCGACTCTTCTAACTGATTACGCGACACCATGTATTCGCCTAGCTGGTCCAGCAAGCCTTTAGTCGCCATTCGTGACCTCTTCACCCCAAGTGTAAAGCTCGGTGTTTTCCGCCAAAGCAATCACACTCGGACCCAATCCGGGTAACTCTCCATTGCTCAAATCTCGCAGAACCGGAAAAGAACGGGTATAAGCGTTTAGCTCGTCCGTTGTTTCGGTGATATCGGCCAGTGCCGTATGTGCCAGTTGTTTTTCTGGTTGTGGCAAGTTTAACGATTGCCAGATAGGCGTGCGAGACAGAACGTTAACCGAGCTCACATCCATTTTGCGATAGCTGAAGTATTCATACAGCTTTGGCATTTGGGCGTTAATGAAATTCATATCGAAACTAACGTTGTTCCCGTACACCATGGCACCGGTAGACTCTTTGCGGTAGAACTTGCGCACGCCAATAGCTTTTAGCCATTCGATAATGTATTCCTCGGCCTCTTCAGTCGTGTCCGCGACATAATCAAACCCTTCGCCGGTCTTGAGGCGTTCAAGCAAACCGCTTTCCTCATGCTGCTCTAAGGCCCACGGATGGCATCGAGCGCGAGACTCTTCAGTCAGATGAATACCTATCACCACCTGTTCACCTTGCTCTAGGTTAAGCGTGCCGTCCTCTTCCACCAGCGGGACCACAAAAGCCATTTCTATGATTGGGTAGTACAGCGCACCATGAACACGGCCCACGCCCTCAATCTCTTGGTAGCCATCAAGGCCACCGGTTTCTAAATCTATTCCAACAATATCCGCGTCGTAATTGCTCATGCTAACCCTTCTCTTATCGCTTGGCGGCGACCTAACCGCCAGTAACGTTGACCCATTCGTCTTTGATTGGATGGCAAACCGGCCATCGCGTTTTTCACCATCTTTGTCGTTAGGGGATGATCTAACGACTCGTAGCCGTCCAGCCTGAAGCACTCAGACATGCTCGATACATACGCCCGGTGATTACACTGATTGCAGGGATAAACCTGCTCTTCGTCCTGATAGCCGTTAATGCAGCAACTCAAAACCAGCTCTCCACGATCACCTTTGCGTCCGCTGGCATGCGTGGCGCTCGATACAAACCGTCCGGGATGTTCTTACGTGCACCATCGAGACTGACAGCGACGGCATGCTCTTCGCTTGGCTTTACGCCTTCTTTGGTGACGCGGTGCAAGCGAACGACGTACTTATCGCCATAGTCTTCGGTGTTATGCGTGACCACAAAGCTAGGGAATTCTTGATTGCTGTACGCCTCTTGCAGTAGTTCAGAAAAACGGCCTTTCATTTCGCCTTGGTTCGCTTCGCTCATGCTGTTGCCTCGTGTAGTTGTTGTGTCGCCCATTCATGCGCTTGCTTTTGCGCTTCAGGCGTTGGAAGTTTGCCGGGTAGCTTGATTCGAGTACCAGTATCCCAACCCGGTTTGACTAAGATAACCAGCCACGCACCGGCCACTAGGCGCAGCGTGCACGCGAACTTATCAAAATCGTGGTAGTAGCTATTTGGCTCGGTGTTGTCCGCTATCCAATTCATTATCGTGACTCCGGTAGAACAATGATTTCTTGCTCGTGACGACGACTGAAGTAAGCAAGCACCTGCTTTTTCTTAAATTGACGTTTTATGACCTGCCTCTTGCCGTTATGTGAAAATATCCGTTGCGCTATCTCTGGTGATAACGTCCACGATATCGCGCTTGATATCTCGGATTCGTCATTGATGGCCCGGTAAGCCGTGATTGTTTCAGGCAATTGAGCAAAGGCTTTGCGCTCGGATGACTTCATTATTTTTTGTCGGGAACGGCGATTACTGCGAAAAAAAGGAAGCCATAACGATTGCTGGTGAACGGTCCCGGCATCTTTCCAGAGCGTACCTAGCACATTCCAATACGTAGCATCGTCTTGAATCTTGTCCGAAAAGGCACGAAAGGCGACAAAGGCACGCGGACCCGGTAAAGCCACCAGCACAGAGACAATTTGCGCGTCGTTAGCATTAGCCATGCATCACCCCACTTTTGAAAATGTCGATCTGCTCTTCCTCAGTGCCACACACAGCCGGTTTGGCTGGTTGAACGTCGAGAATGTGAAACCACAAAATTGGGTACTCTTTGCCAGTTCGATCCGCCCGAACAATGACGCGAGGATGATCGCCCATACGGTCCTCGATGACCGTACCGATACAATTACGGCCTGAGCGTTGATACTTGATGATTGCGCCACGGCCATAGGTTTTTAACCGGCGCTTCAGTTCTTGATGAACCTCGTTAAAGAGAACGTGAATAGGCTTAGTGTCCACCTGAGTTTTCCTTGTAAAGAGACTTGACTTCTCCCCTCCCTCACGGAAGAGGATTCTTAGTTCGACACGCTTTCACTAGGTTGAGTGGAAACACTCAACCCCCGATCCAGTCGCTCCCTGAGATAACCCTGCCAGCCCGACAGTTTTTATGTTCATTGCTGCGTTAATATCACGATCATGGTGCGTATTGCATTCTGGACAAGTCCAGTTTCGGATATTAAGCGGCATTGATTCGTGTACGAACCCACAACAGCTACAACGCTTTGAGCTAGGGAAGAAGCGATCTATCTCAACGATAGTTCGTCTAGCCCATTCTGCTTTGTATTTGAGTTGGCGAACGAACTCTCCCCAACTCGCATCAGCGATGTGTTTTGCTAGTTTTGGATTGCGGAGCATGTTCTTCACTTGTAGCGATTCAACACAAACAACTTGGTTTTCGTTTATTAGTTTGCGAGACAACTTGTGTAAGTTGTCTAATCGACTATCAGCAATTTTCGCGTGTAGACGGGCTACTTTCTGGCGCACCTTAGCGCGATTATTACTGCCTTTCTTTTTCTTGGCGAGTTGGCGCTGTAGGTATGCCAGTTTGTTTTGGTAGCGTTTGAAGTGGCGAGGATTATCGACTTTCTCGCCGCTATCTGTGATGAACAGGTTATTTAAACCTAAATCAATACCAACCGTTTTAGCGGTTACAGGCATTGGTTTAGACTCAAAACGACACAACATAGACACAAAGTAACGCCCTGCTTTGTCTTTGCTTACAGTTACTGTGGTTGGTGTGCTAGGTAATTCACGCGACCATCTTATGTTCAAAGGATCTTTTGATTTGGCTATGAACAACTGGCCGTCACGGTATTTGAATGCAGAACTGGTAAGCGTGATGCTTTGCTTTGCATGTTTCTTTTTGAATTGTGGGTATCGAGCGCGATTGCCCCAAAAGTTTTTAAATGCAGTTTGTTGATGGCGTAACGCTTGTTGTAGGGGAACGCTAGATACTTCCTTTAACCATTCGGTTTCTGGGTTCTTTTTCAGTTCAGTTAGCTTTGCACTGGCTTGGTTGTAGCTGATTGATTCACCATCTTTGTAGTAAGCATCAGTGCGCCAACGCAAGATTGCATTGTAAACAAAACGAGTACAGCCGAACGTCTTGGTTAGAAGTTCGGCTTGCTCATTGGTCGGGTAAAACCGTTGTTTAATTGCGATCTCTTTCATGACTTACAAAATACATACTGTTTATGAGGACGGGGGTTTCGGCCAATTTGACAAAAACGTTACATGCAACCAATCATACACGCTCTTCTAGCCCTGATCAATTCCTAATAGATTTTTTATATTGCTATATTTTTTGATGCTTCAGGAGTTTATTAAGAAAGGGAAGGGCCAAACGGCCCTATAAAGGGAAGCTTATCGCCAACGGTCTTTTCTGTTTCGCTTGCGGTCTGACTTGTTGCCCCGGCTAGTGCCAGTTAAAGCGCGACTCAATACCGCTTTGCCAACATTGACGTGACCAATTGCGCCAACATTGACAGAGCGACCCGGTGAACCGCCGACCACAATCACTTTTGTCACTCTTTAAGCCCTTTGAGGCTTTCCTGTAGCAACACTCCCGCCGTTGCCATGTGCGCGGTAAACTCTACCGGGAGCTCTTCTGGTAGCTCTTTGCCGTACTCATTCTTATAGGGCTCAATGCGACGCCAGAAAGCACGAATAAAGCCTTCAAAATTGGGATGTTCTTCAATTGGCGCGTGCGCCCCTTTTGGGTGTGGTTGTGGCATAACTCCCCCTATGGAATAAACGCGATAATGGCGCTAGTTAGGTTCAACACTGACGGCTCGGTCACATCGTCCAGCTCTACCGTTTTACCGCCGTTCCCGTCGGAAATACTGACCGTAGGAAGTACCGATTGCGTTAACGCCTCAACAAACGGATCGATATCCGACGCTTGAGCACACACAATGCTTTCCGGGCCATCCTCGCCAACTTCTAACGACCGGTCATAAGCCGATAACAAAATGTTGTTTTCCAATGCTTGCGTCATGGCGTAGGCCATCACGTCACGAACCTCTTGAGCAATACTCATTATGCTGTCTCCATGTATTTAGTGAATTTCTGGCGTGGTGTGCTTAGTTTGCGGCGAGTAAACAAGATCAGAACACTGCCAAAGTTCACCCCCGACTTGCGTGTATGGCCGTCAGCCTCATAAAAGGAATAACGCCCGTTTGGCTCGTAAATCATCGACGCGTAACCGTCAACAAAGTCTATCCACCAGCCTGATAACAGCTCATAAGGCAATAGCATCATGCCATCCCGGCCCTTAAACATCTCTTCCGTGGCTTTCTGGATAAACTCCGGTTTACGGTCGAACGGTGGATTACACCACCAGCCATCTTCCCAATCAGCCTGAAGGCCATCAAAGCCAACGCACGTTGCAGGACCACCGCCGGGAACGTTGTTGATTGTGAGCTGTTCTATCCAATTCTTTCGCCCGGCGATCCAGTCTGGCGGCATGAGGTACCGGGAAAACTTCGCGGTTTGTGGCTCGGCAGCGGCATCAAAGCAAAGCTCTTTACCGGTCGCCTCTCTAAACAGGATTTTTCCATCGTTCACCGCACGCGGATCGGTACCCCATTTATTCTTGATAGACGGATCAGTTTTGCTCTTGACCAGAATCGCCATGCTCCCCCCCTTTTAACGCCAGTTCTTTTGCAATAAACAGTTGATCTGATTTCGCTTGTATCGCCGGTTGAAGGTACAACCCATAGACGGCATAAGGAGCCATCGCTAGAAAGGAAGAGAGGCAAAAGCAAACACAGATACCCACCAACCGAATCGAGTAAGTAAGCAGGTTAAGTGTGGCGCTATTCATGGATACTCACCCCATCACCCAACGGCTTAAAGTTCAGACTAATGTAGGTCCGCGTACCAGCACACACACCGGCTTTAGGATTGAAAACGGTCTTGTTTACCAACGTACCGGTAAAGCGGCCAAAGCCCCGGAACTCTAAACCATCACCGGCAGCGCCCACCGCAATCTGATCCGCCATGGTTTCAAGCAGCTTCTTGGTTTCCTGCTCGGACAAATCGCACTTCTTGGCAATGCGGGACACCATTTCGCTATGCGTTACGTTCGCCATTACACCATCCCCATTACACGACTACGGAACGGCTTGACCGCGTTAAAGTTCAGGTTATGTCGAGACTTGATCACCGCTGGCTCTTTCGTCTTAACGTTTCGGCCCATACGTGACGCTTTGAAGACACGCTCAAAACGACCTACGTTGGTAAACAGCACGGCATTGCCGTTTGTCATGGTTTCCACCAGCACTTCATTTAGGTACGTATCTAGCACTTTGCGGCATAGGGTTTTAGATAGGCCCGACTGCTCAGCCATGGCTATAGTTACTTCCGCTTTTCCGATCATACTCCTTTGAACTCCCCGGCTTGTAATCGTTGGTTAATGTCTGGCATGGATATGCCTAAATGCTTGAGGTAAAAGTGAAAGGCTTCATGCAAAAATTCTTCGCGGTTCGTGGCACCAGTGAGATGTACACCTTCAGATGCGGCGGCGCGCTCGGATTCACTCAGTTTTACACCGCACTTTCTTACGCCAAACCGGTCGAGCTTTTGCTTAAGTTTTGCTTGGCGCTGCGCTGGCGTCATGGCTTTGGATTTTGACATTGCAGCCTTTCCTACTAATTCCTAATAATTTTATGAGATTGTACTCAAAACAAGGTTGTTTAGGAACTATGATCAAGGTTCATTCAGGGATTTATTTAAATTTAATCGTTACATAAAAAAAGGCCGACCCAATGGCCGACCTCTTTCGATTTGATTATTTGGTTTTTAACCGGGAGAAATACCCCGGCAAACCATCCGGTACCGGACCAAACCGGCCAAGCGTACCCAATCGCTTAGCGACGTGATAAAGCGCATCTTCCCATTCTAAGATCGGCATGTCATTGAGCTTAGACACCGGCTCCCCGGCTGCATTGGCAAATATCCAAGTCCGCGTCGATTTTCCTTTGGGAATGTGCTCGCCATTCGCTTTGCAGATCTCAAACGCTTTACTATGCACCACTTTCAAACCGTACAGGTTCGCCAGCAAATCAAGCTTAACCGTTGTCACAATGCCGTCTTCGCCAATCACCACCTCGCGCATGATTTCACGGCGGTTCGCTATCACTTCTTTAGTCCATGAGAAGAAAATAAATCGCTCATGCGGTCGCTTGAGATCAAACCGGGCCTCTAAAAAGCCCATTTCATAAAGCTCTCGAATGGTCCGATAGTTCACTTTGTTAAGTGGTTTTACCGGGCAATAACGCTCTATCTCCGGGTTAAACTCAACGACCCAACCACCCAAATACAATTGAAAAATACTCCGCGTGGCAAACTCAGCAGACGGCGCGTAACTCAGCACCATGCCGTCGTGATAAAGCCAGTCACACAGGAAATTACGAATCCCCTTGGTGCACTTGCGCTTATTAAGCTTAAAGGGCTTGAGCGGTTTTTTCTCATACGTTTGAGATAGCATTGGCATTGACCTTTTTTTATGCAATTTCAGGTATGATAGATTCACCATCAAATGATGGCAAATTAATGTAGTCATTTAGTAATTGCCAGCACGCATCAAAGCCTTTCATCGTCACCACCAGATAGCCTTGCTTTCTAAAACGTTCCTGCACTTCCTTTTGTTTTTTGCTGGTGGCCCCGGTATCCGTTTTCACTTCCAGCATTAAGCCGTGATACTTGCCACGCGGCATCATCACCATAATATCAGGCACACCTTCCATTTGGCCTTCGTACATCATGAGGCTTGCTGTTCTGGCGCTACGCAAACCACCATTAGGCACAGCAAAGATTAATTCGTATTCCTCCGGGAAATAACGCTCCAACATGTAGAACAACCGGACCTGAACCCAATGCTCTTTTAGCTGCGAACTGGTGCGCTCTTTCTCGTTGCGAATGCCTTGCCCGACGCGGCGCTTGTGCGGCGACGGCACCTGCTCTTTGGTCACTTTCTTGTTAGTGGCAGCAAAAGCAACCTCACTATCCGTCTGCATGGCGTGAACCATCCAGTTAGGAATATCAGTTGTATCAATAAACGCGGTTGTCGTCGGAGGCTTCGGAACGATATCTTTTAAACCATGACTTACGGAGTTCACCGAACGGTTCATTTCCTTCACCACGCCATCAATATCAAAGTCACCACCATGACCGGCCTTAACGCCCTTTTTCTTCCACTTCTTGCGCTTATCTACCTGCGCGACCAGAAACGAATTATCAAACCTTGCTGCTTTTGCCATGCATCACCTACAAAAAGGGCCACTCGATAGCGGCCCTTGGTTAATCAATATTGTTACGCTTCAGAAACTTCGGCCTCTTCTGGCTCAGCGATCTGCTTTGGTTTGCGCTTCGTTTTCGCACGCTTTGGTTCTTTCGCTTCAGGCGCTTGGATTTCTTCTTGCTCTGGCTGCTCCGATTGCTGGCTAAAGTTCAGTGGCACATTTTCAATTGCAGCCACCAGCCAGCCACGGTTTTTTACCACGACGTCGCGCGCTTTGATCTCTTCAGCACCTTCAGCAAGCAACTTCTCTTCCGTGTCATTCAAAATCGCTTCCACTTGCTCTAACAGAGTGACGCGGAACGCTCGAACGATACGAGGCAGGCTTTCACCGATAAGCGCGTCCATTGGCTTCATAACGATGTTAAGCGCGATATCTTCATTGCACTGTTTAACTAACTGCTCCATAAACTGGTTATCCGATAGGTAATCTAGGAACATATTGACGTGGTAAGTCAGGAAGCCCACCGGCAGGTAAGTCTCGTCGCCGTCATGCACATCTGCAAAGACAAGGCCAACCTCTGCTTCTGGCTTGCCTAGCTCCTGAAAGAACGACTCACGCGCTTGGTTAATGCAGTGGCGAGCCAACGTCACATAAAACTGAGGGGCAAAACGCAATTTGCCGTCCGCTGCGATGTGTGCACCTGTTTGTAGTTGGCCGTCTTGCTGTTGCTGTTGCTGTTGTTGCTCTGACATTATTTGTTTTCCTTCGTTTGGATAATCGCCGTTTCGGCTGCTTGATGATATTGAGTGAGTAAGTCTGTAGTTGCTCTCACAACCGGGAATGCCTCACTGAGTAAATAAGTGGTGTTGCATTGATTGCAATCATGCTGATAACGCTCACCACCCTTATGCATTTGTACTTTCCCATTACGAACAAGGTTAGTGCCGCACGCCTCGCATACGGCATAAACTTGCTTTGTCATGACAGGAACACTTCGAATAATTACGCTCATGATCACTTACGCTTCTTAGTTTTCTTGCGTGCTGGCTTTTTGGAACCAGACGTTTTTGGAGTATTCATTGCGTTGGAGGTGCTTTTTCTTTGCCAGTGCTGATCGCGCACCGGTGGAAACTCGGTACCAAAACGCTTGTTAATTCGGTTAATCTGCGCATCTGACGTCGGCACTAAGCGATTGATAGCGTCAATAGACTTTTGAGCCGTGTTGATGATTTCACGCGGAACGTGGTCCATCAGTACGCGAGTGATATCCAAGGACTCAGGGAAATGGCTATTTTTGATTTCCATGTAAGGCGCAGCTTTCACCACATTTCGAATACGGTGCACGCTACGGTCTACCGCTGCGCTGTATCGCTCTAGATGCGCATCAATAAAGCCTTCGCGTAAGCCTTCGTGGTGATCTTCACTGATAATTAATGAGCTATCTAAATCTGGCGGAAATACCAGTTCCTTATTGCTATTCAGGTAAACAAAGTGACCACCGCCAAACTGTTCATTCATTGCAAAACAAACGGCGAAATCAGCATGAGGAATATCTTCAGTTCTTGCCAGCTCACCCAATGCGCTAGCACGACAAAATACAATCACGCGCCAATCGTCTTTCTCGTAAATGGTTCGTAACTCGTCATACTCGCGGATAAGCGTTAGATACATGTTGTCATTCGTTAGGCGATCGCATTCCAGCGTTAACAACGTGGTGTAAGCAATCGTGTCTTCAAGCTTGGTTTGAAGCTCATCAAACTTACAATCAGAGACAGCCATAAGCTCATCGGCATGAACTTTGATTTCTACCAAGTTCTCAATAGCTTTAGTTTGCTCTTTGTCTTTGGCCTCTAGTATTTGGTTTCTCTCGTTGAGGCTGGCAATTTTGCCCGACTTCTCTTGCAGCTTTTGCTCAAGCTCTGCAACCTGCTCATGACTTGCGCCCGACTTTTCAGCCAGTGCGGCCTTAACGCTGTTCTCGATACGCTTAGGCACCCCGGCCAGCTCATCGAGCGCGTGACGGAGTTCGGTTTGTGTCTTAGCCAGTTTTTCTTCTAGCTCGGTCTTGGCATCAAAGAGCTCGTCATTTTCCGCATTAAGGCGGTCGTTCTCTTTCATGAATCGGTTACGGTCACGACGCATTACATCGGTTTCAGCCTTAGCGCGATCATGCTTGGCTAAGATATCGTCACGGTCGGCTTTCATTGCGTCGAAAAGCTCACCAAGCTTTTTGTTGCGTGGCGCGGCCTTGGCTTCAAGCTTGGATTCGAGATCTTCGATAATGAGCTGTTGGAGCTGAATAATTGGAAATTCCAGCTCGTTAATGACGAATGGTGAATCTTTAGGTAAGCCCCAAGGCAACTCAACGGTAAAAACGTCGTTCTGCGCTTGGCCTTGTTCGGTTTGTGGTTGTACAGACATTTGAAACTACTCTATTTTTGTTAAGCGGGGAGGCTTGTTTTTTGTTTTAAATACAGTTCAGTAACGCGGGATACTGCAATCCGATTGGAGCGAACGGTATGTCATCGTCAAAATCCATCGGCGGCTCGTTATATTGCTGTTGAGGCTGCTGTTGTGGCTGTTGGTGCTGGCCCTGTTGGCGCTGTTGACCTTGGCCTTGGCCTTGTTGGCTCGGTTGCTGGCCATTGCCTTGAGCACGACCACCCAACATCTGCATAACGCCATTAAAGCCCGACACTACCACTTCAGTGGAATAGCGATCCTGACCGTTTTGGTCTTTCCATTTGCGTGTCTTAAGTTGACCTTCGATGTACACCTGCGAACCTTTATGCAGGTACTCACCGGCAATCTCTGCCAACTTGCCGTTAACTACGACTTGGTGCCATTCGGTTTTCTCGCGCTGTTCGCCGGTGGCTTTGTCGCGCCATGACTCGCTAGTTGCCACCGTGAACTTGGCCCACGCTTGATTTTTGTGGTAGCGAACTTCAGGCGCGGAACCTAAGTTCCCCACCAGAATCACTTTGTTCACCGAACCTCTGGATGCCATTACTGGACCTCTTCAATTAATGTGTGCTTGCTTGGAACGTCGTCACCGAAAATCAGCCATAAAAATGGACGTCCCGTTACTTCAGCAATGGCAAGCAAAGTAAAAATACTCGGCGCGCTTGCGCCATCTTCAATCTTGCTTAACGTCCCACGACTGACACCGATCTGAGCCGACAATTCCATGATCCGCATTTCCGCCATGATCCGGGCCTTTTTCACTCTTTGGCCCAACTCAAAACGCTGTTCAGTCTTTGATTTTTGCGTCACTGTAGAACTCCTGTACGGCTTCAGCGTGCCTTTCATCGTCAGTTCGCGGATCTTCTAACCGGCGAATTTTCGCCAGTTGGTCGCCAATCCGTTTCTTTGACCAGTCCATACAAGCCGATTGCCACTTAATAACGGCCACTGGATTGCTCAAATCAAACCCGGTACCGAAACACGACGCGCATTCCCATTGAGAGAAAAGCGACTTCACGTATTTCTTGCCGTCACATGTCGTGCATTTATCTGGCGGATTCGAGATATCGACGCGATCCACGTCTTCCAACTCCATCGAAACCACTTCAGCTTCTAGGCCCATCGAATCCAGAATGGAGCTGTTATTCTCGTCCCGGTTTTTCTGGCGCTGCACTAAAGCGGCGGCTTTGATGGAGGTGTTCTCGTCCATTATGCCAAATTCCTAATAAAAAGTGATATGAGCATAATAAATTATTTGTTAGGAATAGAAAACCCTTGAAGTGTGATAAAAAATTAAATATTCTCATCACTCAAGCAAACGAGCTTCATACACACCAACGAGCATAAGAGAGAAAATTATGACTACACAAGTTAATGAGAGCAAAGCGAAACATGACGCGATTCAACGTGAAATTGCAGCATTTGAGCAAGGAAAAGCCACAATGATTGATTTGATGGTCCACAACACGGTAGCACTAGGGACCACCAGCATTGAGCGAGTAGCGGCTAAATTACGCATTCCTAAAGATAAGTTAATTAACTCTTTAACGGCTGGACTATTTAGGATTTCTGGTGATAACATCGCTAACAAGGTATAAGAGTGACGTGACTACTTACTCTCCAAAGGGCGCTAATTTCGGTTAGCGCCTTTTTTTTGCCTATAGATTTAACTCAGCGAGCTTTTTGATAAACTCGGCCTTCAATTCCTCTGGCATATCTCCGACACGCTTATCAAGAAGCTCCACCAGCAATTGCAATTTCAGCTCGGCCTCATCGCGTTGCGCTAAAACAGTCTTGTAGCAGTTCTCTAGCTGTTCGTATTTCAAATTAAGCCTCCCATAGCTCATGATGAATCCAACGAATCTGCACGCGGTTCGCTGTATCGCGGTAATACTCTGCACGGCCTTCAGTAACATTTTGGTCTGTAGGCATGGTTTCGTGATAGTGACGCAGGTGCAATCGGCCATTGTTATCGTAGATTGGGATCTCAATGCCCTTCTCGATGTTGTCTGCACTTAGCTCTAGGGCTTGCTGGTTGGCTTGCTGCATAGCCTCGTTAGCCGATCCACCAAATACACGCTGTTCTAGCTTAGCAATGCGCTTGGTTTCGCTATGGGCCTTAGCAATGACGCTGTTGAGGTATCGTTTGAATGATTTAGCCAGTTCAAAACCGTGCTTGGCATGAATGGCGATCAGCTTTTTAGCACCACTGGCGGTAATGAGTCCTTTGCGTGCTGATTGCTGAAGTGTTTTAGCGTCGTTTGCATCCTGTTTGAAATGTTTCACATAGAAAGAATCGGATGGCGTGCCATTATATTTATTTTCTTCTCTCTCTAGAGAGATCTTTGATCTTTCAAGTCGGCAATCTGGTTTAGATTCAGGTTGTTGTGAGCCCTTGTGAGCACTGGACTCAGGCGAGTCATCCAGATCAGACCGACCAATTGGCAATGTATGCCTTGTATGATGCTTCATGGCGTAACCAGCGGCGTAGTTAAACACACCGGGGAAGACAGATTGCACGCCATCGAGCACGATAGATACTAGGCGTCGTGTTTGGCCGGTTTCATGGTTGTGGTGATAGTTACGCGAGATAAGGCCCAACTGCTCAGCGGCTTTAAATCGGTTAGTTAGGGTTCGTTCGCTGATCGGTTTTGTGTTGTAGCTGGTGGATGCCTTGTTGTACATCGAAAGCAGACGACCAGTGAAGGCAAAGCACGCGTTACCGTGTTGTAGGATGTGTTCTGAGATAACCTGCATTAAGCACGCGAGCTGGCGCATCTTTTCAGATTGATTGGCTGAAATGTTTCTAGCTTGGGTTTTAAACCCGGACTTTAGGTAGCGCGGATTCAGTTCCAGCGCATTTTTTAAGCAAATTTCCATGGATTAATCCATACAAAGTTTGCACCAGTGATCTAGCGTTGCTATAATCACCAATGCAAATATCCAAGGCACTACCAATGCCGACACGAACAAGGAGTTGGCGCTCACTTGTTCACTCTTTTTGAAAAGACCCGCTTGCAGGCGGGTTTTTTTCTATCTGCTACTTTAGATCCAATTCCCGATAAGATCCACAGCGGCGGCTATTATGGATCAGCAAAATAGATACTTCAACCTGATCTTACAGACAGTTATTCCTAACAAAAAACTCTTTTTCCTTCCCTTTATTTCGTCTAAGCTTGTTTTTTTAGCCTCCTGAATTCCTAATAACTTTTGTGGATAAGTCTGTTAAAACATGAATACGACCGAGAACCTAATCAAACAAATCGAAGAGCAAACAAGCGCGCTACAGCGGGACATGAAGCGCAAACAGATGCCAAAAAAACATGCGCCAAAGCTCGAAAAATCGCTGTTAATAACTTTGTCTGGCTGCGCCTTTAACGTGCATAAACAGACAGATAACCAGCTTGTTTTGATTGCCAATGAGAAAGTGAACTTTGAGAAGGGCGTAAACGCTGTTCGAGTGATTAGCTACATCGAAGGCACTTATGACGAAGTGACCATTTCTGACTGGAACTGGCGTCCAGTTCGATGGAAGAAAGACAAGTTATTCCTAAAACCGATTGCGCCGACACTAATGTAAAAAAAATGGGAGCATTGCGCTCCCATCCCAATAACTAAGTAAATCTAATCGCCTTAGTCACTATAAAAAGATCCTTTTTTGTGACTTAGGAGAAGCGGCGTTGCTGCTCAAAGCTCACTTCACCTTCCATTTTCTTACCACCTAACGCACCCACCGTGACCGTCGCTGGCTGGTAATTTTTGGTTGGTAAATCACTTAATGGCTTAGCGCCCATGGACTCAAACATCGCGTTAACGACGTCAATGTCATGCTGGCTATTCATGCTTGAAAGGGCGTTTTTCTGCTCTTCACTCATGTAGAACGGCAATTTATTTAGTGACTCAAGCAACATTTCTCGAAATTTTGTCTCGTCATTGAGCTTAGATTGCAATTCCATGTTCACGCCTTCCAGATACATCTTATCGCCTTCCAGCTCGGTAATGATTTCTGGCGCGATACCAACCGGCTTGTTGAACGAATCCACGATATTGGCCGCGCTGTTTGTGTCGAATCCACCAATGCTTTGCAGTGACTCTAAGAGCATTTCATCACGCTGATCGGCACTTTCCAGCATCATAGCGGGATGGTCCAGAGACAGGTAGTTAGGGTTTAGCACGTAATCCACGCCGTGGAAGGACGTTGCAATGGCATTGCTGGCACTGTCACGGCCACCAGTCGCCCACGACCAACCACCAGCCTTACTGCCATGCAGTGACTTAGCTATACGGCCCGTTTCCGTATCCAGAAACTCTTCAGTATGCGACACCACGCCATCATCGCTACAGGCAATAGATACCGTGCGGTTTGATGGCACGTTTTCTACTATGACCGGCTTACCACCAATGTTAATCACTTCCGTTTCACCGAGCGTGAGCTTACCGGCACGCTGGCGCGGTTGATGGCCGTAATAACCGTAGGCTTCACCCAGACGTAGTGCCTCTTGCACCGCTTCAGAGGCGAAAAGTTGCTGTACTGCCTGAACGGCATAACGACGTTTGTTAGCACCAATGGCGCGACCGTGATTAAACAGACTAAAACGGTCGCTTACTTGTTCCAATGCTTTCATAAAAACTCCTTACATATTGGAAATAAAATCAAGAACGACGTTTTTAATCATTCGTTCTATATCATCACTTGGTGTTAGGCCCGCAGACTCCAAAAGCTGATCGTCGGACTTAACCTTTTTCGCCAGTTCGCTAATGAACACTTTGGATTTTTCCGCGTCGAACTTGAGCACGGACGTATAGAAATGACTCTTCAGTGACGGACTTTGAGTAATAGCGGATTGCTCAATCATATCGAGCACGGTTGCAAGCGTTGTCGCGTAGTTGGCCGCGCTTTCATTGGCTTGGGCTTCTTCCAGTGCAAGCGCCGTATTCACCGAATGGAATTTCAGACGGTACGGACGATTCGCATCGGTCCAGACCTTGCCGTCTTTGTAGATGGTGTGAATATCAATCGAACGATGGACCGCATCACTCATTGCAGAGCGGATTAAATTGGCGATTAGTGCCGCTTGAATTGACGTTCTGAAGTAACCGCCCTCACCCAAGCCACCAGCAAGCAAGTCACCAAAACCAAGCATTGACGGATCAACACCTAGTGTCCCGGCCATGCGCTTGAGTTGAAACATAATGTCTTCAATGTGCGCAATGTTCGGATCAATGCTGAACGTATCAATGTTCAAACCACCTTTGCCCGGTGAAAGTGACGGCAAGATACGGTTAATCACCGTAGGGATAACGCCCGACTTATTCGCATGCTTAACAATGTTGTCCCGGTCCTTTTGGAACTGCTGCGCAATGCCGTTGATGTATTCCGCAGCACGGCCAGAGTCGAGCCCTTCCATTTCCGCTGTAATGATGCGATCAATCATGGCTGCATTCACACGGCTAGCAGAGAGCGAGCGGATAGACTGCCTTAGCAGCGTCCACGACTCATAAGCCGACTCTAGAATGCTGGTACCGTAGTTTTGGGTTTCCATCGGTGTACGCGTGTACGCGTCGGAGTAAAGCGAGTATTTCTCACCGCCATAGTTCACCGGTTCTTCGTACAAATCCGGTGTGTGCAATGGCATTTTCATTGATACCAGTGACCACGGCTCAGCAAGGCGAACCTGTGCGCCGTCTTGGTGTTCTTTCAGGTTTTCGGATGTGAACCCGGCGAGCTGGCCTGAACGTTCATATTCTCGGATCTGGCGAGGCATCGTGTAGTAGTTGCACTCAAAGTGCGTAATACCTTTACCCGGTTCAGCATACGGGCGGAAGTACCCCACACCGTAGATCGCCATGATTCGACCCCAGTTGAACGCGTTACGTGCGATTGGAGTCACAACTTCACGTTCTAACTGCTTTACGTACTCTGTATCTTTTTCGTCAATGGGCTCTAGGTACATACACATATCGCCATCGGTTGGCGTAGATAGTGCGTAGGACAAATGCAGATTTAGCGCAGCACTGATCGTACTGTCTTGGGCCATTTCTTGGAGAATGTCGTATTTAGCAAAGCGGTCCTTTGGCATACGCATGATCGCAACGTTGTCACCATCCTTGCCGCCAGTCGTGGTCAGTGGGGATTGGTTAGGCGTTTTGTCATGTTCAGTAAAAGCCGTTGCGCTATACCCGGCACCGGACTCAAAAGAGATCCCGGCGTCCGCGTTATCTTCCTCATTGAAGAAAGGAAACGCTATTTTCATTAGGTTTTTTAGCGAACCATCGCCATTTTGTGCCATCGTGCGACCTCAGTTAAAGGAACGCGCTTTTCATTGAGCGGGGAGCTTGAAAAGTGTGGTTATAAAATAACTTAGTATCAACTCAAATCCCACACGGCCATTTTTTAATAAGCCGTTACATGCAGTTTTGCTCACAAATTAACGTTGCTCAGCAAAAAGTTGTTAGGAATAATGCTCGTGTCTATAAAAGATTCCGAGTTGTAACGAGTACCTACTCTTTAATTTAACTAGAGCGTTTTTTTTAGGCGGGGAGCAATAGAAAAAGTCGGGCCAAGTGCTCGGCTTTTTTTTTAACTGAGGAAAATTCTATGTTAGAAAAACTCAGATCGGCAGTGCTCGCAGTAAATAGTCATAGTGAGCTGCTATCGGTCTTTAACACCTACTCCATATCCATCACACCCACCAGCACCAAATCAGCCAATGCTCGCGTGAGAGCCAACGAATTAGCGCAGTCTATTCTCAAGCGCGTTAATGGCGACTTCAGCCAAATCACCGACGAAGAACGCGAACAACTCCGAGATTACACCGGTTGGGGCGGCATTGGGGGCTCAACCAATGAGTACTACACGCCTAAATGGGTAGCTAGTGCCGTATGGGATGCCATGTCCGCGTATGGCTTTACTGGCGGCTCAATCCTTGAACCGGCTTCAGGCGTGGGCGTATTCAGCGAAACCAAACCAAATAACGCGTTAATGACCTCGGTCGAGATGGACCCGACCAGCTCAGCCATTAACCAGATTTTACACCCGGAAGACAACGTGATCTCTAGTGGCTTTGAGGCCATCGCCATGGACCCGAACGTCGGAGGTTTTGACGTTGTAACCGGCAACCCGCCATACGGCGATCGTTCAAGCACTATTGCTCAAGATGGCGAATACAAGGACATTAAGAAGAATGAGCAATACTTTGTACTCCGTTCTATCGACAAGGCTAAACCCGGTGGCCTGATCGCCCTAGTCCTTCCAACTCAAATTTGTGATAGCAGCAAACTGAAGAAATTCCGCACGCGTACAGCCATGAAAGCGGAGTTCTTAGGTGCGCACCGTCTGCCTTCTGGTGTATTTGATGGCTCAAGCGTAGTGACTGATCTTGTTATCTGGCGCAAACACTCTGAAGAGGCCGCAGAGCAGATCGCTAACGCGGACCCGGCAACGCTAACCGAATCTAATGTGCTTTGGTCTGACTGGATCAACGGAAAGTGGTTTGAGCGTGACGGATTGCGCTTTATCAATGGCTCGCAAACTATCGGTTTCCAAGGCCGCAAGCTGGTGGACCGTGGCAACCGCTCTAATGAGCAAATTGCTAAGGCACTCTCCCACAAGTTTGAATCTCGCATTGAATGGGACCAACTGGATACCGTGGAACCTATTAGCGAGCAATACAGCGACGGCGATACCATTTTCCATAACGGCCAACAAATGGAATACGACGGCGGCCAATGGCACGCTGTACAAGCTACAGAGCAACAAAAGACCCTAGATGGCGCTACGTATGGCATCGAGCATTTAGATAGCATAGGCGACGCCACCAGCACGACTAAGGCCATGAGCCAGCTCACCGCAGAGCAAGCTATCTCACTGAATGACGATTACGGCCATCTTTGCCATGGTGAATTCAAAACCATCGTAGCCAACATCAAAAAGCTTCCACCACGTTCCCGCGAAAAAGCGTACAAAGGGATCTTGCTTGGCAAACAGATTGAGCAGTATCAAAACCTGTTAGACTTGAGCCGAACGGATAGCGATATTGCCCTGAATGACGAGGAAGTTGCCACACTACGCAACAAGCTAGCCGCGAAAGTAATGGAAATGCACATGAAGCATGGTCGCAACTTACCGACCGGTATCAAGTCTATTGACGACAAACTTGCCGCGCATTGGATGCGTTATCAGGGCGCAGTCAGTAAAGACGGTCAATTGTCCGATCTGTTAACCGGCAATCTCGCCGTAGCTCAGTCAGAGCAATACGATATGTCACGCATTGATGATGTATTGCATTACTTTGAGCATGACCGAGGTATGGAAACCGTCAGATTGACGGACATTCGTTCTGTGTATCTCAATGAGGCCGCGCAACTGGATGATGATCAGCTGATCAATCACCTTGCCGGGATGGAAAACGTCGCCGCTAACCGTGACGGCTCTTTCTCACCTATGCGTATCGCCACCAGCGGAAACGTGGCCGGTAAGAAACGCAATCTCACCGAGGCGATTGCTCACACGGACAACGAGACATTGCGCGCCAACTTCATGAAACAGATCAACACGATTGAGGAAAAGCGCGACGCTATTCCAATCAACCAGATCAAGATGAAGTTAACGGATAAATGGATTCCCAAACACATCATGTTGGAATTCCTACAGGACCAAGGTTACACCGAGTTCCAGTTAGGCCGCTTTGTGACGGATGAGGACGGTTTTGAAGACTTTGTAACGGATGAGCGAGGCACTACGTTTACCGGGTACCGCTGGCGCGATGGCAAAAAGGTCAGCTCGCAAGGTGAAGAGTTCGAGCGACAAATTGAGTCTTATCTCAATTCTGGCGCAGTTCGTGGCGGCAGTGACAACGAACAAAAAGCGATTGTTCGTGAGCGTATGCGTAATCTGGACCGTGACTTTACCAACTGGTGCGCATCGAGCGTGCACGCGGACGAACTTGAAGGCCAGTACAACGATATGTTTAACGGCTGGATTGAGCCAAGTTACGAAGGCACCGACATTGACCTTGAAGGCGTATCCGGGGCGATTAAGTTCATGCCTTACCAGAATTCTACTATCCGCAAACACGCAGCGGACGGTAACGGCATTCTGGCGCTAGGTACCGGCTTAGGCAAAACACTGACTGCGCTTGGTTTGGGCCAATACCTTATCCAGACCAACAAAGCGAGCCGCATTGCTTATGTCATGCCTAAATCGGTCCTTGATAACTGGCTGTTTGAGTCGGATATCTTCTTTGGTGAATCGAATCTAGGCGACAAGGTATTTATTGGTATTGATATCGAGCGCGACGACGGCAACATGGTCCGTGAGGTAGCCCTTGATGAAGATGGCAAGCCTCGCACTGACGCCAACGGCAACGCCATTAAACGACCAAAAGTGAAGGTGAACACCAACGGCAAGAAGATTGCTGAACAACTTCACAACCTCGCGCAGAGCTCCGCAAAAATGGTCTTCATGACCAAGGACGTTTACAACTCTATCCCGCTCAAACCGGCTACGATTGCAGATAACGTCGAAAGTATGGTGGATGCTGGCCTTGTTGCTGGCTCAAACAAGTACGCCAAAGAGGCGAATACGTACCGTGAAGCACAGAAAAACGCCAAGTTTGAGCAAAAGCACGCAGATGAAGGTACCAAGAAGAAAGAAACCCTCCCTTTCTATGAAGATCTGTTATTTGACAGCGTGATTGTGGACGAAGGACACGATTTCCGTAACAGCTTCAAAATGGGCGGCTACGGCAACCGACTTGCTTACCTGCCAAACTCCGCACAAGCCAACCGCGCACTTGATATGCAGATGAAAAATAACCACATCAAGTCACGTAATGATGGCCGTGGTGTTTACATGCTGACAGCGACGCCAACGGTTAACAGCCCGGTTGATTTGTTCAACATGCTGTCTCAGGTATTGCCACCAGAAACACTGGCAAAAATGGGCATTGTGGACGCGGACGACTTTATTCGTTTGTTTGGTCACACCGGCGAAACCGCAGTTACCAAGTTATCGGGCGAAGTGGATACGCGCGAGGCATTGCTAGGCTTCCAGAACCTAGACGCACTACGCAATATCTTTAAACGCTACACGACGGCCATGTCGGCTGAAGACGTGCGATCTGACGTACACGTCCCTACTCTCAAAGCCATGACCAACGCGGTTGAAATGAGCGAAGAGCAAAAGGCCGTGTATGAAGAGCTCCGCCAGCGTGCCGACGCACTGAGTAACCCGGACGAACCTGAAAACCAAGATATCATCGAGCAGTACCCGAATGACTCTGTATTCAGCCTGATCCGCATGATGGACAAAGCGAACACGGATATGGACCTTTACCATGCCGTGATCACTTACCGATTCAAGAAAGGCGATAAAGACAAGCTTCAGGAAGCGATTGATAAACTACCGAAAACTATCAAAGTTCGTCAGCCTAAGCTCGATGGCGAAGGCGAGCCGGTCCTTAATGCCGCCGGTCAAATGACCATGGAAGTGGTCGAGATTGATGCTAATTACGATCTGGATACGGACGGCAAGTTCTTAACGCTCAAACTCGCGCAAGAACTGGACGGCCAATTCAGCAAGCTATGCAGTGACGCTGGTCTGAAATTCTCGCACCCGGTATCACCGAAATACGCCAAGTTCCTAGAAAACGCTAAGACGGCTTATCTCGCTGGTGGCAAGCAATTGGTATTCACGGAAGAGAAAACGCAGCACGTTAAATTGGCTCGTATCATAGCGGACTATATCGGCTGTGATATCTCAGAAATCGGGATCTTGAATAGTGACACGGTATCGGGCAAGAAAGGCTCTAAAGCGACGGAAGACGACGAAGAGGCGGGATTGGCTGCGCTTGAGAAAGCTTACAACTCAAGCCAATACAAATTCATGATCCTCAATAAAAAAGGTGAAGTGGGCGTGAACCTGCATCGTGGTACCACGGATATCCATCACCTTACTTTGCCTTGGACCCCATCTAGCTTGACTCAACGTAATGGCCGTGGCGCGCGTGTTGGCTCTAAAGCCTCTCAGGTGAACGTGCATTACTATGCCGGTAAGGGCTCGTTTGACCAATTCCGCATTGAAACCATCGAGCGCAAAGCGAAATGGATTCAAGACTTGTTCAATGGTGGCGAAAGCTATGTTGAGAACGGCAGTGCAGACGATGGCAGCGATACCGCTATCATGCTGGCCGCAGACCCGGAAGCAGCTAAGGCACGTATCGAGCAAGCACGCATCGAGCGCGAGCGTCGAATTAAACGTGAAGAGCAGCGACAGGCCGCTATCAACGTCAGCAAATACGTTCAGGCTTCTATTGCTGCAAATACGGACCTAGAACCTATCCGCCAACGCTTAGCCGAGCTGGTGGATGAAATCGACAACCAGACCGAGAAGACCCGCGACGCAGAAGAGCGCGCCAAAGGTGAAAAACGCAGTTCGTGGGAGTACAAGCGATTCAAAGATGAAAAAGATCGTCTGTTCACCCTGACGAAAGAGCGTGCGCAGCTTCAGAAGACCATCAAGCTTTCTGAAGAGGCCGGGAACACCATTAAACGCCTGAAATCCGTGGTTGAGTCTTCTATTCAAGATGGAACACTGGCCGGTTACGACGATATCACCACACACCCGGAGCTGTACGCGACTAAAAATGGCGTTGTTCTGCGTAAAGGCTACACGTATCACGTCAACGTACCAGCTTACTACTGGAAAGAAGACAGCGAGCATGACGAATACATCCTAACGCTGGATGAATTCAACCGCGCTGAAGGGACCGCAACCGGGATCATCGTGAGCAAACCAAACGAGGCTAACCCGACCGCCAGCGCAGGTACCCGCAAATCCAATATCGCGTTTGAGAAGTGGTTTAAGTTGGCTGAGGTGAATCATTCCGAGCAGGAACTTGCTTCACGCATTGCTAGCGGCATTCCGCTCAGTGCTATCCCAAGTACGATTGACCGTGAAACCTTCTTTGACTTCCACAAACGTGGTTTATTGGTGAAGTACGGCCACTACACCAAGCCACTGGTTTACGTGGATAACGGTCGCGTAAAACAACTAGACAGTATGGAATTGCCTGACGGCGCATTCCTGATCTACCCGGACTCAAGCGACCCATCGCTAATGAAAGCGTTAATCACGCAAGCCACCAGCGATCTAGAGCGCACCGGACGTGTAATGTTTGCTGACCATGGCACTATCCGTGCTCTAGTTGGCGAAGACTGGATGCAACAAGCGCAAGCCGGTGGTAACACTGCATCACAAAGTGACGTTGTAGCCGCTGTACAAAAAGCGGTTGAAGCGACAGAGAGTGACGCGGAGAACCAGAGCGAGCTTAATGCCGGTCTGATTGAGGCCGCAGGGACTTACAGTGTTTCACGCATCAAGTTTGTGGAATGGGTACAAAATGAAGTAAACGCGATTAAGTGGGACGGCTATTCCAACCGTGACGAAATCAAGACACTCGTATCGGATGCCATGAAAGACTATCGCAGCTCGTTTAAGGCGCGTGGTGAAGTCAAACGACAGGAAACCATTGATAAACTGTTTGCAGACTATATCGCCCTACTCCAAAGCGATCCGAGCCGCAAAGAGCGTTTAATCAAACTGAATGAAGCTATGCAGCGTCGCAAACGTAGTCATGACTTTATGAATGACTTAGACGAACTCTACCCGGATGACAATTCCGCTATTGTGTCTGTTTATGCTGACCTGACCATTACAGAGCGTCACTCTCAACTTGAGAACGGCGAGAAACTGCTAGCAACAAGCAGCTATTCACGTCGCAGTGCGCTAGATAAGTTTGATTCGGTTCGCTTGTCTTACCCGAACGTGTTCAGCCAGAAAATTGATGAACTGTACGGCGAGAAGGAAGTACCAGAGCCAGAGCCGGTGATTACCGAGCGCCAGCAAGAAAAGATTGAACAAATTCAATCGGTCGATTTTGACGGCATCGAGACACTTAAAACCGAACTGGCTAAGATTGGTATTACGGTCCAACCGGTGACACAAGACATTTCTTGGAAGTACAAGCGCAAGACTATCTCTATCAAAGCTTACGCGGGTATTGGCCTTCAAGATATCAATGAGAAGCAAGGCGCACTCGCTAAGCTACTTATGGGATATAAGAACAAGGACAACAAAGAGAAGTACGGCGCACGCTTCAATAGTGACCCTAGTGAAGACTTTGCCGGTGCGTGGTGGTTCATTGACTCGGAGAGTGATCTAGAATCATTCTACAACGACATTATGGCCGCTGCTTAAGCGAACTAAGGGAAAGTTTGGCATGCCAAACTTTCTCTATTTGAGGAATTTATATGATTACTAAAGTTGAGTTACCGACGCCTGAAGCACTTAAGCCACTGCGTGACGAAGCGTTAGAAGGCACCACAGCGGACGAATGGACGACTAAGCACTTATTGTCGATTACGTCATTACTGAGTGAGCATCCCCTCTCCTATCGCACGTATGGCCCTTACTGGTGGTCGATTAAGGCGCTATTGAAAGAGCGCGGTTTTGATTACGGCGAAGACGACGAACCGGTCACGCGTGAACACTTCAGCTACGCGGACCCGGTTGATTTGATTTGCGCGGCGTGGGCTTATCAACAACACATCGTGGACATGCAGATCATTGGTTTTAACATTCATCCATTCACAATTGATGATGAACCGTTTGATTATTCCATCGAAGACACCGACCTAGAAGCAGCCCCATACCTTTAACCCAAACCGGGACCACCATTGGTCCCGGCTCATTTGCTCACACCCTTACCCACCGTTTTTGTGGATAACCCTTCTTACTTATTTTTGATATCCGTAATGATATCTAAATTGATATCACAATAAATATCTAAAGTGATACCTTTCTAGGTATCCTTGTATATATCAATCAAGATATCTTTCTTGATACAAGTAACGGTATCCACTATGATACAACGATTGGTATCATTTTGAGTTTAAGTAACGATATCCATCTAGATATCACTAGGGATATCGAAGCTCACACCAATGCAAACAACTACACACTAATATTGATATCAATCAAGATATCCCATTCGATATCTTTGATTGAGGTAAAAGGCTGATAAAAATGAGAAAAATCATGATTACCGCTAGAAAGGGCGGCGTTTGTAAAACAACTATCACTGTAAACTTGGCTTACACTCTGGCAAGGCTAGGGAAGAAAGTTTTAATTATCGACCTTGACGCACAGGCCGACTCAACCAAGTTTTATCGCGCTGGTCGTTCGGACTTTTACATTGGCGACGTACTACTTGAGCGCAAATTTGACATAAGAAAAGCAATCTACAAGGCGCAGGTAAAAGGCGAAGAGTTGGAGAATTTACACATCATTCCGGGCCGACCTAATGACGAAATGACCGTGCTTGACAGACAAGTTTTCTCACTAAGTCGAAGCGAAGAGAGGCTAACTTACCAGCTTAACAAGCTCGATACTGACGAATACGACTTCCTACTTATCGACACATCACCAACGGCCACTACGCTATCCATGAACGCAACCATGGCGTGTGACGAATTCCTTTTCCCTACCGATTTTACCGGCCTGTCTCTGGATGGCATCGACTCTATTATTGAGCACATTCAAGATCTCAAGCTGATTGAGGAAGATGAAATCAACTTCCTTGTGGTGCCGTCATCTGTAGATAAGAAGTCGGTTAAAACGGTTCGCTATGGTGAGGAATACATCGCGGCCAAATATCCAGACAACCGAACTAAAACCGTGATCTGGCAAAAGCCAGCCATTTTTAACGAGGCGGTATTGCGATTCCTGCCAATCGCAGCGATCAGCAATTCCGACATTTCATCTATTCACTACAAAGAACTAGCTCAAGAGGTACTTGATAATGTCCTTTAATCAAAAATTGTACGACGAACTATGCGAAAAGCGAGCTAGCGGAGTAGGGCTTAGGCCAGCGGAAAAAGCGGAACTCAGCAAGCTAGAAAAAGAGCTACGTCGCAGCAATAAGCCAGCTCAGGAAGATAAACAGCCAGAAACAAACATTCTAGGCGCAAAAAATAACAGCGATAATGAGAAATCACCTAAGCTAATTCGCTTTGTTCAAGTGGAAAGACGCGCACTAAAAACGCGTCGTGAATCATTGTTAGCAGACTCGCCAGACGACGTTAAAGAGGCGTTAGGTTCAGTAAAAGCAGCCAGTGAAGATTTGCTGGTTAGAGCTGCCGTGCTAAGCCTATCAAGGCTTTCCGACAAAAAGCTCATTGCACTAATGAAAGAAGCTCAAATGAATTCGTGATATCTGTGTTGATATCATTTCAGATAACAAAAGAGATACCCAAAGCGGTATCTCTTTTTATATCTTATGTGATATTTAATTGGGTATCATTGATGATATATATACAGATATCAATTTAGATATCATTCAAGATATCTTTCCTCGCTTGGCTGGCAACGCTGCCGCCGGGGAATAAATCCACTCCATGAAGTCGGCCATTAGCATAGGTACCACGGCACCCAACCCGGACCAATCATCACTGTAGTTAGATAGGTAGGCTTGTTTCGCTTCAGACGGACTATGAAAACCGAGCATTACCTTGTGTTCATCAAACGCCCCGGAGTCGGGATCGACCTGATTTATCACGTAAGCATACTTAGGCTTTTCATTCTCACCTAAGAACACATCCACTTCGTCACCGTCCGCACCTTGCGAGCCATAGATATAACCGTAATGATGATTCATGCGGGTACGCCATTCCACGCCGTTCGCGTCGGTTCCTTTGCGGTCACTGCCTTTTGGATTCTCAATTTCAACCGGCAAACCAGCAAAGCGCAATGACCCGGTTTGGTAGTCATTGTTTTCTAGCTGTTCCTGCGTGGGTTCTGGCAAGTCGTTTTGTGGGGATGTGGCCGCTTTGTTAGCGAGCTCATCAATACGTGCTGACTCAAACATAAAGCCACCTTGCCCGGTTTGCTGCTCTTCCAAGCGTTGGCCGACTTGCGAGAGCACTTCAATTAACGTCACCTCACCACCACCAAACATATCACCAATGGCGCTACCATCTTTGCGGAGCTGTTCATTGATAACGTTCGCCAGTTCTTTAAAGGCTTCAGCCATGCGCTTGGCACTGCGATTGTTCGCAGAGATAAACCGGGCGAGGGCTTCCACTTCAGGATCGTTGTCACCAAACAACCCCGATTGCGCGATCAGTTCGTTAATGTCCTGTCCGCTGTCTTTTGCCTGTCTGACAAGCTCAGTCGCACTCACAAGCGAGTTAAGCGCCTTATCGGCTAATGACTCATCTTGCGACTCAACACCGCTTACAATGCCATCTGACACCGATTTATGGACCACACCGTCTAGGTACTGCATTTCTACAAACTGACTGGCTGAACTGTTGAGCGCATTCAGAATGTTTCGAATTTCTGGATCAGGCTCTTCCGCCACCAGCTTAACCAGTCTGTCATTCTTGTACGCCTTGGCAAAGATGGCGTTTTGCATGCGATCTAGTAACTGGCGGGTAGGGCGACCGTCAGACGTCACCAGACCGGCGGCGGACGTATCACCAAGCGCACGCATGAACGATTGTACAAATCCATCATTACTGCGCGCTAGCAAGCTGCCAGACTCGGACGGCGAGAGTAGGGCCATCATTTTATCGTCCATGACTTCAGCATCGACCCAAGCCGTTTCTGACGCGCTCATTTGCTGCAAGTCAGAAAGGTTAGAATCACGCGCAAACGTGGCCCGGTCCATTTCGGTTAATCGTTCACGCACTAACACCGGCTTATCCATTCCTTTCACGACGTCAGAATCAAAGCCAAAGCGTTGAGCGTTATCAATTAAATACTGGCGATAATCATCACCCTTACTGGTGCTGTAGGCTTTCAAAATAGCCATGGTTCGACCGTTGCCAGACTCCACCACCAGATCGGGACCAACAATAGGCGCACCATGCGAACTAAGGCCGCTATCAGTGAGCTGTGCCGGTCGCAGGTTCCCGGCCATCTTGTCAATCTGCATTATCGAAGCTTTACGCGTGCGGTCGCGTGGCTGTAATTCTTCCGGGAACGCGGGGTTAATTTTGCCATCTGGCGTATTAGATGGAATAAGTTGATCCGCCTCGACCAACTTAAACGCGGTTTGGACCTCATCACCTTTGGCCGTGACAACAAAACTATCCCGGCCTTTCTGACTGGCACCGTCAAACAGTGCCAGTAGTTCAGAGAATGATTTAGCCCGTTGAATTGAGGCTAGAATCATGCGGCTACCTCTTCAGCAATGGCAAGCTCGCTTTGGTGATACTCAAACCATTTAATGGTACCGGTCTTTAACTCATCAAGGCTCAACTTATCCTTAAGCAATTCAAGTACGCGACGGAATGCGCTTTTATCAACCCCGGTAAACTCACCTAACTTAAATTTCTCTTCAATCGTCAGCTCTTTATCAGTTTCAGGCTCGTACTTCTTGATAAGCTTCATTGCCTTGGAGCGTTGCGCTCTATTCCACGTCCACGAATCATTCCCCTGATTTTCGCTTTCTTTACCGGCTTTTTCTTCCCAATAACTATACCCGCGTGATAAACGGCCTTTATAACCGAACTGGATGCCATGCTTAGAACGGAAAACCACATAGCCATCTTTTTGTTCTAGGACTGAATAATCCGGGTAAAAAGCCATCTCATATTCGTACCAGTTTGGGTAACTCAGAACGACGTCAAACGCCTTGATCTTGTCGGAACGACCCATTGCCTTAAAGTCGTCGAGAGAAATCACGTCCGCTTTGGGAGTGTTGGACGCTTTGAGTTTTTTCAGGATGGCAATGCGCTCTTTACCCTTGGCGATACGGTCCTTTAATGACAGTGAGCCATCGCGCAATTCTTTGATTAGGGAATTTAACTGACTGCTCAACCCTAGCTTTGTTTTTAAATCCATCATGACACCTCTACCACGAACCCAAACATGGTCGCCTTAAACATAAAATCTGCCGGGGAAACTTCCGGGCCTTCTGGCATGTGGCCGTATTCGTTCGGGATATCATCCCAAGGAAAACGCATACCCAAATCATCAAACTCTGGCTCTGCCGGTTCGTTCATATCGTAGCTATCGTAAAACGACACAAAACAAGTCCGCTCATCGCTACTGGTTAGCTTTAGTCGAATCATCACTACCTCTTGCCTTGTCGTGTAAGTGAGCTATTACGCCCACAATAAATTCAAAGTGTTCTGGATCGTTCACGGCCAATCGCCCTCTTGATTCGTTATCAATCAGAGATTCAACCCCCATCGTGATCACTTCTGTAGCCGTGGCACCGTCGATATCAAACGGATCGGCATGGTTGTAAAACTTGGTGGCGTAGGGCGTGAATGCGCCGTCATCAATCGTGTATTCACGTTCTGAGTAGTTAATCCCACGCTTAGATCCCCACTTATCCTGATAGATATCACGCAGGGAACGGATACCATTAGATTTAGCTAGGCGGTCCTTTAGAAAGCGTTTCGACATTTCGAGCACTTCCGGGTGATCGTACTCAAGCGAATGGGCCAGCTCATGCCATAGCACACGCTTGGTAAAACTCTCGCCCACACTGATTGAACGCTCACTATTGCGGTAATCTTGGCGCGCTTTGCGCACCGTAAAGTTGATAGGTTCAGCAGTGAACGCCACCAGCGAATACAGCTCACCGGCTGCGGTAATGAGCTTTTGTTTAGCTCTGCCACCGCCCCCGGTAAAGTCGCCTTTGCGCTGGCGAGACAAGCGATTGTTTGCCAGCTTATCAAAGCCTGATTGCATCGCTTTCCTTTGGCCGTCCTTAAGACTGACCGGAGAGTTAAACATTAACTCATTCACTACACCGGATAGCTGGTGGCCCACTTCCTTGTATTTCTCCCGGTGAATATCCCGGACCTCTTCATAAATGCCAAAAGTGTGGTTATCGTTTGGTTGCGCCTTGTCAGCCCCCACCAGTCGATACACATCGTAAGCTTGCGCATGCTGAGCTATAGCATCGAGCGTGCGTGCTTTCTTTGGCTTACTCCATCTTTGGGCCTCAATGAGATCCGTGATTCTAGCATTGCCTTTAATGGTTTCGCTTACTTCACTCTTAAGGTTTCGGTCTATCTCAACACCAAAAGAGGCCAGCACATCCCGGCCCTTTTGAGTGACAGCTTTCAGCTCGGTTACTTCGCTATCGGATGGATTCACGCCTTTTCGCCCTGTCAGCTCTGACAAAATATCAAGACGTTCCTTGGTTAAAGCCATGCGATCAAGAAGAGGCACGTTGGCCCCTTCTCGTTTCAGGTAAACCAATATCTCCACGGCGCGACCGGCTTTTTTAACGCGTTCGCTAAGTGGGACCATTACACTGTCACCTCCGATTGAAGTTCAACCAAGCGAGCAAACGCGGCTTCTAGTAAGTCGTTATGCTCGTCTAAGGTACCGGCTGATTCAAAGCTGGCATAAGCAGCCTCAATGTCGGCTTGGTACTGCTCAAGAATCTCAATCGTTGCGTCACCGGAGTAATCACGGATAGTGCGTAGCGCATCAGTGTGCACCTGCTCTTCTGAGTTAGTTTCCACTGGTTCAGGCTCCTGTACCGGCTCTGGTTGCGGCTCTGGCTGTTGTTTTGGTTTATCGTCCGTGTAAGTCTCAATAAACGGTTTCTGACCGCCATTGTGCTCTATACGGATACGCTGAGCGATCTTCATCGCATCATTAATGCTGTAGCCGTTAACTAGCAACGTGTCGTAGATATCATCTTGACCTTGGTAGTTCATTGAGCCGTCATCATTGAACCACTTAACCGTTGATAAGCCTTTTAGCATGGCTTTGAACTTCTCGGTTTCAGCGTCCAGCACGTTTTCTACCGGCGGCTCGTTAATACCTTCAATGTAAACACCCGCGTTTACAATCTCTTCCTTACCAACCGAGAAAACTTCGTCAGTGGTACCCGCCTCTCTTAACGTGACTCTGGATGCGCCAATATTCACAATCTTGTATTGACCATCGCCCAACGCGATAATGTCACCAACCTTGTTGACCTTGTTCGTATTTGTTTCTTCCTCTGGATCGTACCACTGTGCTTCGTGAAGCAATTTAACAAAGTCAGCTTTGCTAATTTCGTTCTTAAGCATCGCTTCAAAGTTAACGCCTACATGCTTATTCTCGCCTTGGGCCATACCAGCGTTAGAAATCGTTCTGATATCGTAGTCAGACAAATCCAAGTAGTGAGCAAACAGTTTTTCGCCCTTAGATTTACTGATTGGGTAGCCTTGCTCTACCGCGCTATCAATCATTTCTTTGTACAGGTTGTAAACGCCGTACACGTAGCCGTTGTACTTAATCTTGTCTTTTGTCTTAGGAACGATATCTTTGAAATCTTTAGTTCCATAAACAAAATTCTCGTCAATGTACTCATCCAGTTTTTTACTCGTTGCGCCCTTCATGGCTTCGAACTTATCAGGCTCATCGTTAACGCTCATGTAGGCTTTACGGGCCGCATCACTCAATTTCTCTTTTGCATCGTCGTCCATAAGGTCAAACGCTCGGAGGAGTTCTTGAGGATTTTTCTGACCAACATAGGACCACGACTTACCAAAAAGACCCGGAGTGATAATGTCATATTCGCGCTGGTTAAAGTCGTACACTTCACCGTTCACTTCAACCACCGGCGCGTTAACGTCGTAACCTTCATTGGCATCTAACCAATACCCAATATCGCTCGCCCATTTCTTTTTATGTCTTGCACTGGTGGACGCATTCAGAAGGTCGGCTCTGATTGTATCTGGCACATTGTGAATAAGCGTTTCTGACAGCATTAATTTGCCATCTTTAAGTGCTAACGCACCAACCTCAACCGATTTAACTAGCGCACGGATTGCATCAGCAAAACTTGTGCTGTTGTCTTTATGTTGTTTGGTTTCTTCGCCGCTGTCGTCTAGGCCGGTAATGGCCGGTAAACCTGCCGCCACACGTAGATCGTTAAAACCTTCTTCTTCATCCGTGCCAGCAAAGTGATTAATGGCACCCGGATCTTGCAACTCTCCAACGTAAGCCTCTAAAAGAGCGGCCTTAACCTGATCCCAGCCTGATAAACTTTCAGCTCCGGTAATAGGTGAACCTTCGTCATAAGTAAGATTAAAAGAGCCATCTTCTTTGTAATGAATATCGTAAGAGCCATAATTACTGCTTGAATCAATCTTGAATAAAGGCGATTCAACGTTAACGGATAAATACATTTCTTTATCTAGGTTTAGATCTGCTTGATCTAAGCCATGCTTATCAATATTCCAACCTTCAGGCATACGCTTGCCTTTCACTAACGCTCTTAGCTCTGCAAGGGCTTTCTCGTTCTTAACGCGGACGTCAGAGACAAGAACGTCAATATAACCGGCCTCCTCTTCAATCATGGTTGGTGTCACCAGTGATAGGGACGCATTCCAAACCTTAAACGTATCCGGGATGCTTTTACGACGTTCAAACTCATCTTGCTTGCGCAATAGCTTGCTAAACGCTTGCTTAAAGCTAGATGCAGCTACTTGGAATTTAATGTCTTCCATCTGCTTGGTTGTGATACGATCCGTATTGTTCTCGTCCATCCAGTCATACAGGAATTGACGCACGATAGTTTCCGCCGAATCTTCGTCGGCCAGTGAAAAATCTTCACCTGACTCTGATAGCGGTCTAAGCTCAAAGTCGCTCACTTGTTTAGGCGTTAACGCTTCTGCATACGCGATTGCACCATGGCGAATTGCACGGCCAGCGTTAGGGAACTTAACTTCCGCCTCTTCCGCGTTGAGCACCTTAACAACTTCCGCATCACTTGGCGTATTCCCCATACCAGCCGGGCGCAATTGCAGGCCGTACCAATGCAGACCGCTTGTGGTTTCTTCTTCCTGTTCGACTACGCCACCAGCTTCGGGTACGTCGTTGACTTCACCAAGTTTCCAGATTGAATGGCGCTTAGTGAATGCTGGCTTAGTGGCAACTTTGTTGTACTCCGCAATCATGGTTAGCACGTTGTTAACTTGCGGCTGGTGGCCTTGACGTTGCAAGGTCTTCAGCTTACCGGCAAGATTGCTCACAAACAGGGAACGGTCAAAACCGGCAAGGTTTGGATCATTGCTATCAATGCCAGAGATATTCATAAGAGAAGAAAGCAAGCGAACGTTACCATCTTTGACAACGATATCTGCCGCTGCTTTAAACGCTGGCGAACCGAGCAATTTACTGTCGGTCGTTTCTGGCTTGTTGTTATCCGGGTTTTCACCGGTACCCGGCACAAACTTATTGGCTAACTGCTTGCGTAGCTCTTCCTGAATGTCGTTCTGGTTGGCGATCTGCTTATTGAGCGTATCAATGCGCTTTTGCTTCTTAGCGTTAGCCTCTTCGATGCTATCAAGCTGATCCGACTGAGTATTAATGTTCGCTTCAATCTCTTCTAGCTGCGCTTGTGTCGCTTCAAGCTCTTGCTTTTGTTGTGCGTTTTGCTCTTGTCTGGCTGCGAATTTCTCCGAGTTCTTTTCAACTAAGTTACTCAGCGCAAGGGCCATTTGGGAACGTGAAATATCACGGCCACCTGAAGGCGCGACCGCGTGCGTTACGTCACGACTGTTCACCAAGAATCGGAACGCGATCAGCGTATCGTCAGCATTGATTTTTAATGGATCATTATCCGGGGCATGAAATACCAGTGACACGCTCTGACCGTCAGAAAGATTCAGCTTTGCCACTTGAACCGCAACCGAACCGCTTTTACGTGGCTTGCTGATCTCACGCCCTGTTACTTCAATGCCAACCGGCTTAAGGTGTTTGTTTAGCGTATTCGAAAAACCGATAACGCGAGTCTCTAAACGGGCCGCTTTGGCTTTGATGGCTTCAAGCATCATTACCGGCATAGCGTCAAACTGAGACAAGTACGCTTGCTCAATGTCGGCCACTTCGACCGACTCAAGCATTAGTTGGTGTTCGTCCGCTTGAAAGATGGCACTTACGGCCTCTTCACTTAACGACTTGGCAAAGTGGTCTACGCGGTCCACCACTCGAATTTGATTGGTCTGCAAAAACATTACTGCGCTTCCTCAATTTGTTTTTCTAGATCTTTGGTTTCGGCTTTCTCCGCTGCGAGCTCTGCCGTTAATCGCTCAATCTCAGAGTCCATAGAGGCGCTTTGAGTGTTTGCAGCTTCCAGTGAGGACGTGATAGCACTCTGATTCTCTTGCAATGCGGACAGACTTGCTTTGGCTTCGTCTAATCGCTTGCTTACACTGCGCGTTAAGGGCTTGCTGGTTGAAGTGTCTTTTACGGCCTTGTTAGCTTTGCGCGCTTGCTGCTTATCAAATTTGGCTTGGTTGCGGTTAAGCATGTTTGTCATGTCTTTAGCCAGTTCACGTTCGCTGGTGGCGTCTGGCAATGGCTGCTTAGTCGAATTAAGCTGTAGCTGGTAAATGTCGCCTTCAGAGCCGATAAATAGCGTCATGGTCTGGCCGTTCTCAAAAAAGAACTTGGCTTGCTTCACGCGTTGCGAATCTTTGCGCTTAGGCTTGTTGTCGGCCTGAATGTCGGTCACTGGCTCACCGGCACGTTTTAACGCGTCCACCAGCGACTTTAAGCCACGTTCGGTCACGTTATCGTAATCAACGACAACGTAACCGTGATTTTGTCTCGATGCGAATAGTCTACTCAATGTAAAAATCCTCTTGGTATTTCGTGACGGTCGGGAATATCTTGTAAAGCGGATTCAGGCGAGAGCATGAGCGTTCGATCTTGATGTGTAGCTGCCACGCTTGGCCGTGAACCGGCTCCCCGGCCTCTTGCTGTAGCTGCTCAATATCGAAGGTAAGAAATTCGGAGTTCAGACCATTGACGGAAAAGTCCAAAGAACGGTGATGCGTGATCACGGACGTAGGCCGCTTTTTATTTCTCAAGGAGTACGTGATTTGGCTACTTGAAAACGCGCGCTTGGCCCGGAAATCAAGTGCAAATCGCAAAGTTTGCTGGTCGTGCATTTCGCTGACGCGCTCGATTTTCACCGTGTTGCGTTTAAGTAAAAATCGATCAGCGAAGGCTACCCCAATCACTGCCAATTCATAAATCATTTAGTCTTTCCTCCGAAGTTGAGCGCGCCCGAAAACCGCTCAATGAAATGTTTTTTCAGTGCAAGTAGTGTGTCTGAACCGTTATTGGACAGGATTAACACCGCCGCACATGTATAGCCTCGATCTATCTCTTGAGTTTCTCCGATATAGGCCACAATCAACCCCACGATAGCGGCCAAAACCAGCTCCGCTAAGAGGTCAAAGTAACCGTTATATCGTCCTGCGCGTTTGCCTTGCAGAAAGGAGCCGAAGCCGCTGAAAAACGAGAGAGCTAACACCAACGCTGTAAACCCGATATCAATAACTAACACAGGTCAAACGCTCCCTTTTAATGGTTATGTAAGAATATTATTAGGAATTGACAGGGGATAACAAACTTTAGCGTTACTTATTTTTTAACCAACAAAAAAGGGACTCCGAAGAGCCCCTTTTGTCACAGTTTGGCATGCCAAACTTTTTGTTATGGTGTTTGCAACAACGCCGGTTCATCAGGCCAAACAACCGAGTCCGGGAACGTCGATTGCTGCGGCACATCGAGCAAGTCTTGGCGGTAGGTTGCTAACTCCTGTTGCTCTTCACTGGTGAACGAGGCCCAGCGAAGCGGATTGGATACGATTACATCTATCTCGACAAGCAAGCCGTCACGCTTTGAACGAATTACCATCTCCATTTGCTCTTTAGTCGGACCTGAGTAGTCGGCAATCTCGCCGTAGTCACCTCTTTTCAAACCTTCCCAAATCACCTTGCCGTGGGTCGTATCGTAGTTTGCGTCCACTGAAAACGGAAGGAGTTCACCCTCCCAAATACTAAGCTCTAGATCACATAGAACGTGCGTATGCTCTTTATTGATAAATTTAGGGTTCTCTACGCGCAATACATTTGCGCCAATATCTTGCAGTTCCATTTCTTTTCCTTACGCTACACGCTGCCATAAGGTCATATTGCCATTTGCAATATGACCACGCTGTCTCCACGTCCCCGTCAGCGCAACACCGCCATTTTGGGAATAAACCCCAAAGCTATATGCTGTGTCCGTTCTGTATGAAATAGTCTCACTAGCTGCCCTTGATCCAGAATACCGAGAGTTAACAGCAACCGTTGTACCTATTGGGAATGATGTATTTGTCGAGCTGCTTCCGCTATAAACACTATTCCCGGTCGCCGCGACCGCTTTGTCATACGCTGTTTTAACGGCTTTTGCGGTTGCGAAATGAGAAGTTGACGTGCTACTTACTGAGCTGGTCACACCGTAGTTCGCAACGTTACTCAGACCGACGTCGGCTTTGCTCGGCTTATTCCCCGGACTGTAAACCCGACCTGAAGAGTCGTTAACGCTCCCCGACGCTGATACGCTTCCTGTTACAGAAACACCGCCGCTGGTGGTTTCAAATTTCGAACTGCCGTTGTAATACAGTACAGCACCAGCGTTATGAGTAGCCAGAAATAGCCATTCATTATCGACATCATTGTAAATACCGGTCTTTGTGCTGCCGTCATGCATAAGCACGGCGCGCCCCTCAATCGAGTAACCGCCCCATCCAGATTTACGACCATACGTAGCTACCGTACCATAGTTACCCGTCGCTTCACGCAGGTAGTATGCTGTACCCGCAAAGTAGTGGCGATTTGACTTAATCGAGTTAGTGCTACCTTGAATTTCAACGCCTGTACTTGAATAAACCGTGTCGCCCGAATGCCACACAATGTCATACCATGATTCTGAAGTATTTCCTGAGTTAACGTCTACTGTATCAGCCCATGTCGCAGTTGAAGCGTTGCCGCTTAACGCACCATAGAAAGTAGCCGCCCGAACTACACCATACGAACTGCCGCCCTGCGCGTAGAATCTAAAATCACCACCTGCACGCATTTGCAGACTTCCTGCATACAGACCTGATTGATGGAACCCAACCGTCGGATATACCGTGTTTGTTCTGCCATTACCTTTGACCTCAATACCACCGCCGTTGTAGTCGTTGCCTGTACCGTTAGTGATAATTCGTCTTGTGTTAAAGTCTTGGCTGCCACTGCCAGCTTTATAAGCAAATCGCGAGTTAGACTCTGACTCGGTGAAGTAACGACCATCTAGATGCGTTGAATAGTTGCTCGTATTCAGAACTGTACTGCCATTGAATTTCAATGCACTTGCGGTGTTCTGAGAGCCACCCTGAACAGTCAGCGAGTTCAACCCTGCCGCTAGTGTTAGATATTCAGTTGGAGATGCGTTGTCATTGTCAGCTTTGATTTTAATGTTACCAATGCTTTCAAATGAAGCATGAGCACCCGCAGCAGTCAGCCAGCTTCTGGCGTCCCCCACATATAATTTCTTACCGTCAGATAGCGCCAAGTCGCCATTAATCGCACCGCCAGTTAATTTCAGGTATCTCGTATCGTGAGTATGACTATCATTATTCACGGTTACTGATAAAGTAGCATTCGCACTACCATCCCAAGATACTGAACCACTTGCATCGCCAGAAAGCGTTAGCGTTCGTGCTGTTGTCCATTTGTCTGCATTCGGGTGATAGTTGTCTGCAAACAGACGTATTGCTGTTTTATCAGCACCCGCACTCTGACCGCCGAAGAACGCGGCCGTACAATCAAAATCTATACCGATATAACCCCAGTAACCATTAGAATTTGGGTGAGCTTGTGTCCACAAATACTTCCACGTATGACCGTATGTCGGTAGACCTGTAATGCTAGAACCTTGCCAGAAGCCAGATTCACGACGAAGTGCAGTATTACCCAAAATCGAACTTGGTAAAGAGCGACCGTATGTGCCTAGACCATAACCACTAGGTGCAGCACCAATTTCAGCAAGTGACCAACTTACATTCGAAGAGCCATTCACAGGACGAGCAGTATTGCCAATTGTCAGCGTTCGAGCAGTACCCCAGCTAGAGGTTGTAATATTAGCCGTGCCATCGAACGAGGTTCCGTTGATCGTTCTGGCCGTAGTTAACTTATCCGCATTTGGGTGATATGCATCATGGAACAAGTTTTTCCACGACTGCCACGAACCGCCAGTATTGCTCCAGCCACGAAACGCCAACATATTGTTGCCGTGACCACCTGCGATCTGCAAACCAGTATCTGAGTTTCTAGCGACAATTAACGAGCCGTAGAAGTTATTAGAGGGAGCATTTGAACCAGTACCACTTACACCATAGAATCCTGAATCTCTAAAGTTATTGTAATCAGTAACAACACGGCCTTGAACCGGAGCTGCACCTATCTCAGACAATGACCACGATAAATCGCCGCTACCATCAACTGTCTTGCTAGTATTTCCGATTTTTATAGCTCGACCAGTAGCCCATTTAGAAGCAGTCGAAGCGTTGCCACTCAATGCACCAGTGAACGTTGATGCTGAAACGTTACCTGTAAACTGAGCTTGACCACGATACATTTTCAGCCATTGTGTAAACGCGCCACCTTGCGAAGTAGTATCATAATCACCGAACTGCATGTATTCAGTGCCGTTGTCGTCAGCAGTTGAAAATCTCAAGTAACCTGCATTTGATGCACCCAACCATTCGATTGCTGCATCATCATTTGCAGAAACACCGGGGCCAAAACGAAGTTTTGTAATGCCGCCCAAGCTAGTGTGGTTGTGAGAGTTATCCGCAACGACCGTACTTAGCGTCACGTTCGAGCTACCGTCAATCGACACAGACCCCGTAACATCACCTGATAGACTTAAGATTCTTGCAGTTGTCCATTTATCTGCATTTGGGTGATATGCATCATGGTACAAGTTTTTCCACGATTGCCACGTACCACCAGTATTGCTCCAGCCACGAAACGCCAACATATTGTTGTTGTGACCACCTGCGATCTGCAAACCAGTATCTTTGTTTTGGGCGACAATCAACGAACCGAAGCTGTTTTTAGATGGAGCATTTGAACCTACATAATTAACACCGTAGAACCCAGACTCTCTATAGCTGTTGTAGTCATTGACAACACGACCTTGAACCGGAGCGGCACCTATTTCAGCAAGAGTCCACGATAGATCGCCGCTACCATCAAATAACTTGCTAGCCTCACCAACGCGGATTGTTCGAGCGGTTGTTAAAGCATCTGCGACTGGATGATAGTTGTCTGCATAAACGCGCTGACTTGAATTGACATACATGTTACCAGCGGCATACGTATGCCCCTGACCTTTCACCCAAAACGCGCGACGCGTAAAGTCGTGATTATCTGTAGCAGCGCCCACGAACGAGATGACGTTAAACGCATCTTCTGCATCATTTGCTGCAATCGCAATCGTCACATGCCCGTTACTTGGCCCTCGAATGTTCAGCGCCGTATCAGATCCACCGACCACGCCGTCACCCAAGTTAGCTGATTTTACGATAAAAGCCCCGGAGCCAAACTGTGCTTGGTTAAGGCCGAAATCAAGATCTCCCGCCATTGCGTCACCAGCACGGTTTACCGCGCCAATTTCTGCCAGCGACCACGACACACCTTTAGATCCATCAACCGACTTGGTTGCATTGCCGATAGTCAGAGCACGCGCCGTATACCACTTACTGGCAGATACCGCATTCGCCCCCGCATCAAGCTTGCTATTTGCCAAATCGTAGGCTTGCTTAACAGCGTAGGGTGTTGCTGCGTAGGCTGACGACGTACTGGCTACCGAGTTAGACAACTGAATCACACCCGTCTGCGACGTCGTGGCCGTTCGAACGCCAATAGAGAAGTTCGCGCCAAGCGTACCGCCTCCGGTGATCGCACCAGACACACTAACGGATGTCGCCTTGTCTGCTTTTGTCGCCAGAGTGTTATTAATCGCATTAATGGCGTTAGCATCATCATTTAACTGCGCCGCCAATTCTGTCAGCGTATCTAGCGCCTCTTGCGGGGCATCACCAAGCAATTGGTTATACAAGTTATCTGCGTGCGTCTTAGAGTTAGACTCTGCCAGCACTGCGCGATCATGCGCTCTCTTGGCTGCGTTAGAACTGGCGTAAACGGTTGAACTGGTGGAAGTGACAGAATCCGAAATATTGCGGTTATTCGGACTAAATACGCGCTGGTTGTTTTCGTAGATTTCACCAGTAGTTTGAATCTCACCACTCACCAACACACCGGCCTGAGTCGTAGTGAGGCGCACATTACTGCCGTTAAACAACTTAACTGACGGCTCGGCACCACCTTGCAGCTTCATAATAGACGCGAGGCCACCCGAACCATTATCAACCTGAAAATCCACCAAGCCATTTACTGCTTGTTGTCTGACAATAAGATTGCCGGTTTCATTTTCAACGAACGAGTTTGTACCGTCGTGATAAAGCGTTAGATCGCGAGCGTCACCCACTGACCACTCAAAGTTATCACCAAGCGTTACATCCCCTTCAACAAAAGAGTCCGCGTCATTACGCACATACTGCTTGTGTGGGTGCACATCGGTAAGGTGAGATTCAAGATCGTAACCGCCAAGCTCTCGCTCATCAAAGTTTAAGTGTGCATTGGTTAGCTCAGTCGCACCCGCTGGTACGTCGGCCACACATAAAATCACATGATGCTCTTGCACTTGCGCTTCAGTCAGCACCTTAATGCTGGCCGCTTCAATGTCTGAATCCGAATCCACCTGACTGGTTGTAACGCCATGCTCAAAGAAAGCCTCAAGAACCACGTAGGAAACTTGACCCGCCGGGATTGATAATGAAATCGGCTTTTGCTGGCGAACGGTTAACAGGTAGTCGTCACGCTCCACCAGCGCCACACCAAAACTAACCGACTCGCCGGTTTGGTTTTGGGTGTTACTAATGTCAAGCGTAAGACCATCGCCCGGAAAGCACGCAAAACCTCGGAAGACCCCGGCGCGTACAATACCGCAAAACTTGCGGTTTAAGCTGGTAGACGTGAACGGCTCTAGATACTGAATATCAGTAACTAAAGGCATGGATGCAGCGTCAGAGGTTTGAGCTGCAAGTGTGATCATTTCAACTGTCATTGCCGCGCCCCTTACACTGTCACAACTACGTCAGAGCGAGCCGTTTCAATGGTAATTTCTAGCGCGATACCACGATCTGAATACAGCCATACCGGCTGTGTGACAGCGACCGCGATCAAATTGCCGTTCGTATCCTTTACGCCAACGCAGGAGAATTGCTTTTGCTCTTCCAAAGCGCCTGAAGGAATCGACGTCGTGATAACGATATAGCCATTTACATAGCTATATGCCGCGTCGGATGTGTAAAACACATTATCAACGTAGGATTTATCAAGGTCGATATCCATAGCACTAGGCACGCCATCGACGGTTTCAATGAGATCGTATCCCCAATCAATCTGGCCGAACTGAAAGTATGGCTCCTGATTGGGTAGGCTCGACAAAGCCCTTTGATCGTAATATTTATTCAGCAATGTGCTGTTTTTTAAAACAACGGCCATAACACCTCACGCGGGTTTGTTAATGGCGTTCTTTTAAGCGGGGAAGCGAGTTAATAGTAACGTCTATCGAGCGAGATTGCATCACATGGAACACTATCCATTCGTGGTGTGCCATAAATTGGCGTAGCTTTTACCTCATCGCTCATTGCTGAGTTCTCTGTTACATCGTCTTGCGTATTGCGCGCAACCTCAGTTTCATCATGAACCTGAAAAGGAACATCTGCGACGTGAGTCGTCACCGAGTGAAGCAAATCAAAGACATCAACAATGCTAATGGAGATATAGTAACTCTGACCATCACAGACAATCCGTAGTGGTACCAGCGGATAAATAACCCGGCGCACCTTTTCCTCAAACAGTGCGATATCATCCTCTGACACCCCATTTTCACCGCCAGACACGTCGTTAATAGGCACGCGGATCACGCCTCGACTGGTCATAAAGAAGTCGTCACGGAGTAAGCCTTGTGGAGCGTAGCTGTCTATCTCATGCTGCGTCACAAACAGCGAGCCATACGGATACTTTTCCTGATCAACAGGTGCGTATTGTGGCTCCCATGATACGCGCATTCCGAAAAACTCCCGCGTTAGCGTTGCCACCAGCGGATAAATAGTCTTCTTAAAGTGGACTTCATCTTGTCGGCGCATGATAACGTGTGGCAAATCCTCTTCCACCACACCATCGGAGATCGGAAAGACTTTGCGCAGTTCTTCGGTATCACGGAGTAAGTCTTTCACTTCCATGTCGTAAAGCGAGTTGCGCGCCTTAAGCCGGTCTAGGTACCCCTCAACATGATCGTTAATGCCTTGCGCGAGTGCGGACGCCAAATCAAGCCAGCTTTGCTCACTGGCTTTAGTGGAAGTTAACTGGCCCTGTAACCACTCTTTCAGTTCAGATAACACCATAGTTACACCTTCGGATAAGTCAGATTAATAACGGTCGCTGGCGCATCGACGTACTGATAAGTATCAATGGGAACATTTTCTAAAATGCCCGTTGCATCCACATGAAACTTATAAATACCGTTGGCCGCCGCCACGGTGTTTACGGCATGCCAAATGTCTTTGAGGTAGACGCTTGACGCTTTCTTAACGTCCTTGCCGTACAGCTTGTTGAGCTCATCAATGATCGCTTGCTTACCATCATCAATGTTATAACCGTCGTACACCTCACCTTCCACAACAACGCTTACAGGCGCGTCCTTACGCGTTACAAAGGAATAGGTTTCGTTATACGCCTCTTTACCAACAAACAAGTTAAGAATGGCCTCACCTAAAGCCTCATCGGTCGCCGTGGAAGAGTACGCACAGATAAAAATATGATTGATATTGGTTAAGTCTTTGACACCGGTTAAGACTTCCTGAGCTTTCTCTCCCCACACCTCAATCCAGATAAGGTTAGGGATGTTTGCCTTGATATACGCTTTGTAATCGCCGTCCCACACCACCTGATTATCGTAAATAGACGAATACAGCGCACCATTACGGATAGATTCAATATCTTCAGGCTCTTCGCCGCCGGTGATCTGCGTTGCCGTCACAATGGACAAACCATCAGGATCAAAGTTTAAGCCTTGGTTTTCATTGACGGTTAGCTTTTGGCCGTCAAGCAACGTAGTTTCACCATCCGTCAGCCACAAATCGATCTCAATTCGGGAACCAATCTCCGGGATCTTGCCGTTGGTATCATTACCAAAGCGGATCGCGTATTCATCCGTGGATTTGTAAGTTTCCATGTATACCTTAGAATCGCCGTCCGCATTACGGAACTTAAACGAATCTTGCCACTCTTCCCCATCGACACGCACTACCATTTTATGCAGTCGGTCTGTGTACTCCGACGGGATCACCACGGTTAACCAACTTTCGGCGGTTTCAACCGTGTACGATAGCGTTTCAATACTCACCTGAGACAAGGACAGAACGGCGCTTTTCCCGGCACCAATATCAATATGGTCCGTAATGGTGTAAGCCACTTGGTTAGTGGCCGAACACTGCAAAAGTGACGCGGTAGTAATACGCACCCCTGTTGTGTTAATGACAATCACGCTACCCGTAGAAGGGCTTGCCTTTCGGCCAATATGACCCCGACTCTCTGCGCCAGCCAAAATGGCCGTGCGCGTGGTAGCGGTAACGAGAAACGAGTTTTGCAGTGCCTTAGCTGCGGCTTGCTCACAACGTTTAACTACCTGAGCCATAAATACCACTAGGTAAGAAACAAATTGCGAACCAATAAAACGCTGCCACCATGTCGATTTACTTAGTGCGGCATCGAGCGTGCTTTTGATTTCGGTTAATGTGCTCATAGGGTTACATCCTGATTAATTGTTGTGGCTACACCACTGATTGATAACTTGATATTCCAACGGTCTACAGACACCGGCTCAACGCGTATCGAGGTAATGGCAACATCAGCAATGTCTTGCGTCATATCAATGGCGATATGGTTTTCAATCGCCGCTGACGTATCGCCATTCATTGGACTGTGCCGGTACTGTGCAAGGCGATTCCCCCAATGGGGCGCACCCCATATCTGCCCCTCTGGTGTACTGAGCCATTCAGCCACGCGAGCAAGTTTGGCCTCTCCGCCACTGTAGGTTTGCACCCCATCAATGTTTGCGGTCAGTTTGTAAAAGACTTCATCAGCCATATTGCTTACTCCAAGTCTGCGCTTTGGCGCTGTAGTGAACGGTCAGTAAAGTTATTTGGAATGCTACCCACCCCAGGATTGTTTGATTTCGGCTTGGCTGCACTGCCGGTTGACTGGCTAGCGCCCACCTCAACGACGGTTGTGTCTGCATTGGCTTTCTTGATGCCTTTCGCCAAATCGTCCACGCTTTTCTTATCCAGTTGGATAACGTTAGGCTCTTTGCTCTTCTGTAGCTCCGCTTGCGCTTTTTCGGCCTGAAGTGAACTGACAGAACGGTTAGTCTGAACCTTGCTTACACTGCTGGTAGGTTGCAACTTAGTGATCCCGCCCGTAGAGCTCAAGTCAGTCACGCCACCAGAGGAACTCAGGCTAGTAATGCCACCTGTTGAGCTCAAATCTGTGACACCACCAGTTGAACTAAGGCTAGTCACCCCGCCCGTTGAGCTTAGGTCCGTAACGCCACCCGCAGAACTTAAGTCAGTAACACCACCTGCGGAACTCAGATCAGTAACTCCGCCCGTATAACCTAAGTCAGTGACACCGCCAGCAGAACCCAAGTCAATCACACCGCCTTCAGGACTTAAGTTGGTAATCCCACCAGCGGAATTTAACTCAGTCACACCCCCGGACTTATCCAACTTAGTTACACCACCCACAGCGGCCACTTTAGCGACTGGCATGCCATCCACTTGTTGCTGTTGTGCGTTTTGGTATCGTTCTTTGGTTTCTTTAATCTTCTCTAGTCGGTCCTCAACACGCTTGGAGCGAGCATTAGAAGGTTGACTCTCACCTTGCTGAACTTCACTGCTTTCCGCTGAAGAACTCGCTACACTCGATTGCTCGGTCTGCTTCAGTGATTCAGAACGCGCCTTCATTTCGAGGTTTTTCTCTTTCTGCTTGGCGACCTTCTTAGCCACGGATAATGGCATTCCACGACCGACCAAACGATCGACTTCATCTTGATAAGAGCTCGATGACTGCGACTGACTCACGGTAGCGGCCTTGCTGTCTTCCTGCTTTGATTCACTCGATGACTTGCTGGTAAAGAGATCGTAAATACCTTTCGCAATATCACTTGCTTCAAAGGTCATTTTCTCTTTGGCACCTTCGAACCCTAGCGCGCCTAGTGCGTCACCCACCAGACCCGCAGCACCCGACACCAGACCACCCATATCAAGCACGGACCCTGCCGCCATGGCGGCTTTCTGTCCGGTTGTCGCCTCTTCCCCTTCTTTGAGGTTAAAGGTTTTCTGTTGGGCCTCTTTGTCGTTAAATCCACTGTACGCGTCATAGGCTGCAAGCATAGGCGCAAGGAACGGCACGGCTTTACCTGCCCCTCTGGCGAGTGTCGATACTCCTTTAAAGGCTTTCCCTGCCATGGACATGCCACCAGCGGCAATACCTGCTCCTTTTTTACCGGTAGCACTTAGGACCGACTTTAATCGGCTAGGGCTTTCTGGCTTGCCAACACTTACGCTTCGGCTAGGACGTCCGCGACCGCGCTCGCCACCACCAAACAAGCCACCACGACCACGGCCCCGACGCCCACGACCGGCACGACCACCGCCGCCACCGAATAGCGAACCCAAACCGGCCAATTCTGATAAGAGCCCATTATCTTTTCCTTTCGTGTGTGAGCTGATTTCATCCAGAAGAGCAATGATTTCCGCGTTCGATTGCTTTTGCTCTTCGCTTTGCTCTTGCAAGATCTCTTTGTTGTTCGCTTGCAAGGACTGTTGCTTGGTGATCGACAATAGCGACTCGCCACCGGCTGGCTGATTAGGTTCAGACTTTGCTTGTGTCGCACCGGTCGCCATACCTGCCATGGCATTACCAAATGACTGCGTAAACCCGGTAGATTGAGCAATGCTTTGCGAGTCACTGCGATCTGTCAGCTTCGAGTCAGACTGAACCCGGTTCGACTGCTGCGTTTTACTCTCTGCCAGCTCTTTAATGCTGGTGGCTGTGTCACTTTTCTTTTCTGATTCAGACTGAGCAACGACGCGATCACTCTGCCCGACTGTCTCAAACGCGGAGCTGGCGCGGTCGCTTTGTGTGACCGTATCCGATTGTGAACGGGTGCTTTCCTGCTTGGAGATTTCAGCTCGTTCACTTCCTTGCGGGACCACTTCGGCGCTCGTAAATGCTTCTTGAGTCTCTTTGTCTTTGCCAAAGAACCGGCCAAACGAAAAGGCATCACTCGACGTCCACTGCTTTTTGATCTCACTGGTTTTGTCTACAGCGGTATCAATGCCCTGAATGACGTTTTCACCGACGTTATACAGTTCTTTTGCTGCATAGAACCACGAACCACCAGCAGCGGCCCCGGCTGCGTCGGTCGCGTCATTGTTTGCGGCCTCATGCCCCACATCTACAGCGGCCCTGAAGGTGCCCACCACCTTAGTTAGAATCGTGGATTGCTTCTCAGACTCACGCTCTTTGGCAATATCGGCTGCGGTCTTTTGGTACCGGGCGCTTTCTTCCTTGCTGGCGTAGGTACCATTGCCACGACGTAACCGGCCCTTTTCATCTTTCCAGAAATCATCAAACGCGCTAAAACCGTCTGTAATGGCTTTTTTAAGTGAATCCGTATCAACATCAGGCGAATCAACGTTAACGCTCACAGGCTGCGATTCTGACGCATCCTTGCGGTCATTTTGGCTAGCTGGTGGCGTAACTACGACCGTAGGCGCTTTCGGATCGGATTTTGGTCCTTCCTGCTGCGCTGGCTGCAAGCTGTCTGCGACCGACGACGGATTCGTTAATTGCGGTTCAACGGTCCCGGCCTCGCCTTCCTCTGCTTGAGTAAAACTATCTTGCTGCTTGCGCTTTACCAGTTGCGCGGTCACTTCACCACGACGGGCTTTAGCGTTGTTTTTTTTGCGTCTTTTGGGTTTGTTATTAGGAATTGAAGGGGCTTTTTTGCCACCTTCCATCACCTGATTCTCACCACTGGAAACCACACCTACCCCGACCGGCTGATCGAGCTTGGCGCTAATCTCAGACAACACCTTTAATTCTCGGTCGCTGGCGTGCTTTATCGAATCAACCACCAGCGACAAATCAATCTCTTCGTGTTCAATTGCCATTTTTAATTTTGTCCTTCAGTGATTCATCCAGTTTTATAGCGAGCCCTTCCGGTGTACCCATAATGGCATCCACCGGCTGACCGCCATAAATCGTCATGTTCTCAATGAGAATTTGCCAACCGGCCTCGTTATAGCGTTGCAATGAAGTCGTTAGCCCGAAAGGGAACAAGCAATAGCTTGCCTTGGTCCTCCCCTTTCTCGACCGCGACCTTACAGTTTTCATGCTCGGCCACCAGCATGTATTTGCCGTCGGCGTAGCGCGTTAGCAAACCGTGTTGCTGCTTACGAATGCCGATCTCAACATTGGCAAAGAACGAACGAAATTCCGTATCGACGGCCATCTTGCGGATCTGCTCTATCTTGTACTGGTAGGCGGATTGCTCATCTTCCGGTTGGTTCGGGAACGTCACTTGATGCGCGATCTGACTGAGCTTGAAACTAAAGTCGGCTTGCTTGCGCTCTTTGGACCCTTCCGGGTATGCCTTAACACCTTCCGCCGCCATTTCCAGCGCTTCGCACGCCTTACCATTCAATGGCGATACGACAATGCCCTTAATCAATCGACCGGCTACGCGAGCATCAAACTTGTGTTCTGGCAGTTGGTCAAACGCGGTTGAGGTGTTAGCGAGCGTATGCGCGTTGATATCAATGTAATGGTCCTCTTTGCAGTGATCACACTGGTAGCTCACCGTAATTTCCGGGTATTCACGCGTAGACACAAAGATCCACCATAGTGCCGTGCGTCGGTCTTCGCCGGTCCAGTTGGCCGAATCAAAGATCTCACCGCTTTGCTTGCTGGTGTCTTGGATCTGGTTAAGGTACTGCGTGGTGTGCATTTCTTCTTGCTCTGGACTGAGCTCGGCAAACGTCAATGCATCATCAACGGTCGGGACGCGGAAATACACCACGCGCTTGATATTGGATGGTAAAGGGAATGGAGGGACTTGCATTAGAATACCTTCTTACCTACTGAACTGAATTTTTGGAAAACGAGCGGGAACGAGGCGACCGTGTTGATATCTTCACGCGACCACGTTACATCCCCTTTTTTGGTTGGATAGACCTGATAGGACTTGTACAGGGTTTTATTACCCTCTTCGTCTATCGTGTACAAATGGATTTCAAACACGTACTCGGACGGGATATTGATAGTGCCATCTTGGTTTTTAACTCGCGCTAGTCGTTCATCAAACCATTTATTCATGACAAGATTTTGCACGTCGCGCACGGTCATGGTGATCTCACCTGCGCTCGATGACGTTGGCAAAGCAATACCACCAGAGCCGACCACCTTCACATCGGTATCAATGGACCCGGCACCAAAAGACACGTCTTTCACGTAAATATCGGCATTGTCCGGGACCCCCTCCCCGGTAAACTCTACCGCCCATTGCCAGCCATGCAGCCACGGCATGGAAAAGTAATCCGATACCACTTTCTTAGCGGTTCGCATATAAGGCGACGGTTGCGTTCTACCACCAAGTACGGACTGAATAACGCCATTAACCGCACTACGCCCCGCGCTACGTAAAGAACTGCTACTAAAAAAACTCATGTGCCACCTCGCTAAATGGTGAACATTGGAATGATGGCTTGCGAGCTTTTGATCTTGTCTTCAAGCTCGGTTCGGCGCGCTGCAATATCGGCCTCGGTTGGAATGTCGCTCGCATCGAGCTTTCCAGCCACGGACACACGGCGGATACGGTCCGAGTTAGGCGATAGGATCAATAACTCTAGGTAGTCAGCAATGAGCGTAACGGAGTTGGCCGGTAGCGTAATTGTATTGATATCTGCGTCCCGGAGGTTTTCAAGATACATAAGCGTTAAAGGAAACTGGCTAGCATCAACCTCACCAATTTCTAAGCTTTGCCCCCACACTTCAGAGCACACATAACGGCCATCGGTATCTTTGAGCGCCACGCGAGTCAGAAACCGCTCTGGTAGTGGATATGTCCCGCCGATCACGTCCGCTTCGGTAATGCGCGCCTTTGCCATGAACCCGGCTAAGTCTTGATACTTACCGATTGCCTTTTCGAGTAAGGCATTCAGAGCCGTAGGTTCGCTGTGTAGGAGCATTGGGAATCGTGCTTTCACTGACTCTAATAGTTTGGCTGGCGTTGTCATACATCCCCTTTAGATAAAAAAATGGCGTGCCGAAACACGCCTTATCAAACGACTTGAGCGCGTTAAACTTACAAATCAACCCAGTTGTACTGAATGGTGAATGCCGGTTTAACCAGTGCCGCCGTGTCTTCTGTTGATAGGTCGATTGCATCAGAGCGGACCTTACAGTGAGATAGACGGAACTTGTGTGCATCCGGTGCCACGCCCATGGTTGATTCTGGCGTCATTTGGATTTTCACCGTGACATACTCTTTATCGCGCACAATCTTGCGCAGCATGCCAATCACTGGACCTGTCAGTGTTTCCACACACGTCACAGCCACTTCACCTTTATTCTCTAGCGCGCCATGCTGAGTGAAACCCAGACCCATAGGACCGAAATCTTCCACGTCTGCACGACCCATCGCTGGCATTTGCGTAGAGCGAACGCGTACCGTGATATCCGGGTACTCTTCGATTGTCATTTCGAATTCAGTCGCCATGGATTTTTCACCAGCGGCCACGTTCTTAAGGAATTTTGCTTTCAGGTAAGGCATGTTACCCGCTGTATCAATAAATCCTGCCATATTTTGTACCTTTTAGAAAAAGTAATTAGTAATTCTTGACTTGTTAATCATTTGTTTTGGCGCTGCGGTTATCGAAACCGTGTTGTACGCGTAACTGCCAAGCTTGGTCTTTGGTGCATTCAGATCAAAGCTCACCTCACTGATCCGCATCGGTGAAATAAACTTATGCCCGATATTGAACTTGGCCGCCGCCGGTATCCGTCCGCCTATCTGGCTGGTGGATATTGGCGACTTGTTCAATAACTCCGGGCTCGCCATCTGCATCAAATACTTGATAGGAAGATCCACCTCTTGAGCGGCATCTGAGTAAGCCACCAGCAATAGCTGAAGACTCACTTCAGGGGGTTCAATCCCTTCCCACACCTGTTGGCTGTTCCATTGTGTTTTTGACGTCCGCTCCGTGGATGCCTGAACAATGGACGCCCCTTTGTCGATCACCCCGGCATTGCCTACCGTGTCACCTTCAAAGGGACTTTCCCAAAGGGACGTTAGCGACAAACGGCACTCTTCAGTGAGATAACCAACAACGGTCACATCCTGATTTCCAATCTTTTGAGAGATGTAGCACTTCAGGTAATCCGAAATGCCATCATCATTGGGAACGCCGCAAATCACCGCCATAACAATTACATACCGCGAGACTTACGTGCACGCATCGACTTCTTGCGCGCGGCCTTAGCTGCGCTAGAGTTCGCTTTACGACGTGCTTTTTTCAGAGCGGCTTTTTGCGCTGCGGTCATACGACGTTTACGCTGGCGCTTCTTGATGTAAGTCACTTGACCGTCACGGATCACCTTGCGGACCGACTCAAGCATCACTGACTCACGCACGGCGAACTCGGCAATGATTTCGTCAGAATCTAGGTCAGAAAGTGACGTTTCAAGAGCTTCATACACACGTTCTGCCGCGTCTTCGTCATCCCCCATTAGCTCAACATCCACCGAATCCACGCCAGCGAACGACGTCATAAACTCAGCGGCCTGATCAGATAGCTGCTCATAAGTGGCGTTATCCGTATCATCAAGCTCAACGTCGCCTTCAGCATCGCCAGCGGCCATACCAAACAGCAACGCATCGAGCTCTTCAAAGTCGGCATCGCCACCGTCTACCCACTGAATAACAGCGGACGCGGCATCTTGGCGCTGTTGCTGTGAGGCCATCGACGTGATCGACTCAAGCATGGCGTCTTGCGCTTCGACTGACTCAAAAAACGCAGTCTCCGTCACTTCCTGAATTTGAGACTCTGGCTCAGGCTGCGCTTGTGGAACACGGAAAGGGCGCGCAAGTACTGCGCCCTCCTGAAAGATAGATTTACTCATAAATCACCGGACCTTATTGAACTAGGATTGGTTCGCCAGAGAAGCGACGACCAGAACCCGACGGACAGATAGACCACACCACTTTCCAGTGGTCAATGGCTACTTGCTCGATGGAGTATTGGAATGACTCGGTACCATCAATATCTGGATTACGAGGCGTAACCAGTGCACCAATGGAGTCGTAAGCTTCCAGAATGTCACGCATGCCGCTATCTAGGCCGTCCGCCGTGATACCGTCTGGATTGTGCTTAATGGTGTTTGCCAGTGCGTTGAAGTCACGCGAGATAGCATCTGTAACCGAGACTACTTGCTCAAAACGCAGGTAGTTCTCTTGAACCGCTGACGTGAGCGAGTCGTCGATAAACAGAACGCCTGAATCGTCTTTTGCCACTTTGTTTAGACGCGCTTTGTACATCGCTTCATAGTCAGGCTTACCGGCACCTTTCATTGGCGCTAGGTTAGTACGCGAGATAGTCGCGCGAGCCACACCGGCGGCTGTGTAGTGCCAACCCGGCGTTGGTGACGTGCGAGCAAGGCCATTGGCTTTTGCTGCGAATGCCACACCAGACAAGCCCCACATCGCTTTGTTTTGGTACGTTGGACACTTCGCCGTGTATGGGAAGTGGAAGAAACTTGCACGATGTTCGTTCAGGCTTAGGCCCGTTTTCTCGGCTAGTGCTTCATCAAACGTTTTACGTGGATCGATATCAAAGAAACAGCCAAGGCGCTTGTCGTTCGCTACAGCGATCAGTTTCTTTTGTACGTCAGTATCGTAGATACCAAACGCGTCGATATGGTTGTACGCTACGCTGGTGGTATCAATCAGCTCGATAGCGGCATCAAAGTCTGTTGCCACGATATCCGCGATAGAACCATTGCTTGCGCCCGTAAACGCAGTAGCAGCCACGGTGGCTAGATTGGTGGCGACGGCTTGTGTTACGGCGTCTGCATCAATCACACACTCTAGGTAGTCAGAACGACTTTCAAGCACGGTTTCGATGAACGCAGGAGCGCCCATAGAATCGAGAGCGTTAGGATTGAATGACACCACCAGCTCTTCTAGCGTCGATGTTGAGCCCGTATCATCCGTTTCCGTCAGTGTCAGGGTAAACATGCCTTCGCCATAGATGGCCGCGTCTGATTGCGCGATTGCCAGAGAGCGGTTTTCTGAATCCGCACCGTCTTTGATAGCAATACCAAGAAACTCACCTTCAGCCAGTGTTAGCTCACCGCTGTAGTTCACCGCTTCATTGGTTAGCACCAAATCCGCCGCTGGTTGTGAGAATTTGATCGCCGGGAACGTCGCTGCGGCTGGCACCACACGCACCACGTAACCAGAGCCACCCACCAACGCTTCATCCAGTACGCGACGACCGTCAGCATTAGGACCAAGGCTAGAATGGTAAGGCTTACCTAGCACGCTAAGCGCATTTGCTCGCGTAATAGCGATAATTTCACCCGGTCGGCCCTTCTGTGCAATGATTGGCGACGCAAACACCAACGCATTCGAGGCCGCACCTGCCGCTACCGAGCCATCAGCATTGATAGGCGCTACAGCGGTACCCGCGACATTACTCATGTTAAATGAGATAGATTGAGTCATTATTCACCCTCTTTCAGTGTTAGCTCATGGGACTTCAGTGCTTCCACAACTTCAGCCAGACCCGCGTCCGCAATGCCTTTCACGGCGATCACGTCTGCCGCTGTCATTGCGGTTAGTTGTTCGATTTTTTCCACACCTGCCGCCAGTAGGGCTTTTTGCACGTTCGAACTCAGACCAAGATCGGCCACCAGCTCAATCGTCTTCACGCTATCACCCGGCTCTTGAACCGGATCTTGCTGTGTCGGCTTCGCTTTTGCTTCCGCTACGCGGTATTTCAGGATGTTTGGATAGGTTGCTTTTAGATCAGCAAACTGCTCTTTTGTGACTTCAACGTCTTTCGCGTATGGCTTTAGCGTTAAACGCTTGTGGCTACGCTGAATAAACGATGGATTGGAAACAAGGTAGATTTTGCTCATGTGCACTCCGAAAAGGGCGACCTAAGCCGCCCTCTTATTGGTTAGTTACTTACGCTGCTGCTGGCTCTTCATCAATGATGTTGAGGCGGTAGAAGTACTCTTCACCTTGGTATGGGTGAACTTCACCGTAAGCCAGTTCGTAAAGCGTGTTGCGCGCTTTCAGGTTCGAACCGATTGGGTGCGTGTACATGGTTGCTGCGATTGCATCACCGGCAACGTAACCCGCTTCAGAGTGAGAAGCGCCACGGCCATAACAAATGATCTCGCCAGCATCCAGAACGATTGGCGCTTGGTAGACTTTCCACACACCGAATAGACGGCCAGCGTAGTGAATGTTGTTTGATTCACGGTAGTTCGCTGGTGGGATAAAGTGAGGCGCACCTAGTGACTTAAGAATGGTTGCCGCGTAAGAGCCAACAAACATACCTGTCATGCCGGTTACTTTGGTAGACGCTAGGATCTTCTGAGAAATGCCAAGCAGCACTTCGTGTAGACGCTCGCGCTTCATGCGCCAGTCTTCACCGTCTGGCGTATAGATGTTGAAAGTTTCTTCTTTGTAAGTAACAAACTTCATATCTACAAGGTGACGTTGTGACTTTTCAGCCGCCAGCGTGTTACGCATGTGCGACATTTGCATGGATTTCAAGTCAGTGTTGAATTCACGTTGCATCGTGAACATGGCTTGAATCGTTGCGTCTGCTGCGACTACGTTTTGAGAAGGGTATAGCAACACAGAATCCATATCGTGGTCGATAACCGGGATTAGCTCCGGGTTTGACTCAATATCCACTTCGAATTCAACGTGTAGCTCAACACCGTCAGGCAGTGCCGTTGTTGGTGCTACGGTCAATTTACCCACAGAACGGTCTACCGTTGCGTTAATGGTGTATGCCGTTTCAGCAATTGTTACATTACCCACAAGCGTCGTTTGACCACCTGCTGTCTCACGCGCGATACGCTTACGGTTAACCCATAGCGACACCGAACCTTTCTTGAATGGAATGGTGATTGTTGAGTTAGGAAGGTCTGTTTTCGAATCAAAGACAAATGACGTTTTCACGCCGTCTGGCAGTTGCTCTGCGGCAAACGGGTAACGCTGTTTCATTGACGTGTAGTGACCAACCGTTGTCTGGTCAATCTCTGCGCCTTTCTTGTAACCACCAAAGTCAGAACCGGCACGGCGGTAAACCTTAAAGATTTCCGCTTCGTTCGCACCCGCCGGGATCATTGTTACCGCGTCCAGCGTTGCCGTTTCTAGCAGTACTGGCAGCACTAGGCCGACCATGCGAGCGCGGATTTCAACACCTGTCGATTCAGACAGTGATTGGCCGATAGATTCAAGCATCATCGCGCCAGTTGAGCCGTCCGCCTTGCGGCCTTCTAGCATCATCATGTTGCTAACGGTTTTGTACGCTGACGCCATGATCTCATCACGCGGTAGCTCACCGTAAGTTTGCTCATAGCCACGTACTGAGCTTTGCATTGCTGTTACGATGCCGATCTTAGCTTCGTCTGACATGTCCACGCTTTCAAACATTGGTTCGTTAGCGATAGCTGCTTGAATGCCGCTCATACGACCGGCGTCGTCCGCTAGGAAAGCACCAGAGTTCGGATCAAACTGCGACTCGATACTAAGGTTTCTCATGCGGTTGGCGAAATCGGCAATATTGCCGACACGTTGTTGGAATTTTTCTCGTGCATTACTCATTCAATAAATCCTTCGTTTGAGAAAAGTTATTAGGAATTGCTAAGCCGCATGAAACGCGGTTTGAATACATCCAATTTCCGATAGTAGAAGGTTTAAAAATGAAAAAAAATAGCGCGACCAGTAGCTATAAATTACTGTTGGTTAAGGGTATTTTCTTGTTTTGTGGCTTTTGTTGGCGAGTAATGATTTTTCAGAAATAAGCTGTTGAGTTGATTAACTGTTGTTAGTTATCTGGCTGAGATTTGTGCGGAAGATTTTTTTTGAACGTTTGAGCGGAAAACGGCGGGGAGCGCGTCTTATCAGCTCACGCCACCAGTGAGTAACAGCATGGCCTTTTCAATCAGAGCGGAGTACTCGATAGTCGCTGGTGGCAGATTCAAACCAAAGCCGATCAGCACATCACGCACCACACCGAGATAGACCATATTGATAGCAATGGCCCACACCAACGCACCGCGCGCCGTGCGTGCAATGGTAGACTGGCTGGCAAGGTTTAGCTTATCCATGGTGTTAGCCCACTTAAGGCGCTCTTCGTCACTGGTAAACAGACCATCCACCAGCTTCGTAGCTTCGTTAATGGTCGCCTTGACCGTGCCTGATTTGGCCGTGGTAAACAGACCTAAGATCGTTGATAGTATTTTATTCATCGTACTTTCCTTTGGGGTTTGGGTGAGTCAATCGGTGTTGTCTTCGGCTGCGTAGATCAGGTTTTCCGCTTGACGGTTAACCCAACCACGACCGAACTCGTCAAACGTGTCTAGCTTCGCGGTAAAGAACAAACGGTAAGCCGCAAAGCGCAATAGCTTGTCGTTCTCAGACATCGCCTCTGCGGCTCTGAACGTTTTCGGACCTGCAATGCCGTCGTCTTTCGCCTTAACCGCGCGTTGAAAGATTTTCGTTGCGTAGTACGGGCCGTGGTTATACACCGCGTCCAGCATTTGGAAGCGCATAGCATCACAGAAACGATGCATACCAAGCGGGTGATAGAAATCTTCGTACACAATCGCCTTACACTGTTCACGCGTGAGACTAGCGATATCAAGATCCGGGTACGACATAGCCGATACGCCATACTTGGAGCCCTTCAGTTCACCAACCCCTACCTTGCCACCGGTCCAGTTACCGCGATCTTTCGGATTAAGTGACAGCTTGCCTTCGTGACCCATAATGCGGTCAAACAGCTTATCAAAACCAATCTTAGCCATGTTTACTTACTCCAATCATTACTAAGGTTTAAATTAAAATGCATTAAAATTTGCACTTGTTAGGAATTGTTGTTACATTCCTTCCCGTTGACGGGTTTAAGCCTTCCCGGAGACTGGACATTGAAATATCCTATTTATCAGTTGTTTTATTGATTGCTAAACAAACTTAACTAGCCAAGTAAAGTTGTTCCGCCACCTCTAACCGGGTGGCTTTTTTTTATCTATACGAAATACACTTCTAGGCCCGTTACGCGCTCTACATAGTTCACCACATTAGCGCCACGCTGCATCCCTAGCCTTATCTTGCCGGTGATTGTCTCGCCGTTCACAAAGTAAATCTCGTTTTGTTTTTCGGACCAATGCACTTCCTGAAACGCATAGGAGTAAGGCCCAAAGTGAAAGTAATACAGACCTTTAATGGCCGACGGCTTAATGATGCCTCTTGGTCGGTTAAACCAGTAAAACGCCACCATTAAGACCGCGCAAAACAGCAAAGATAGATAAAGTTCGTTCATTTAAAAATACCTAAATTGGGGAGCAATATTGGCATTGTATCAGAACTTATTAGTAATGCTTGAAGACTTCCTTCGTTGCCGGTCCAATATCCGGCCTGTCCACCTGATTACTCGCAATCGTAAAGGTTACTGCCTTCTCAAAGTACTCCAATGCTAACGCGCGCTTGCTGGTGGCCTCTTGCGTCATGGTCCCTATTGCATTCGCTGCATTGCCTACCTTGCCTATCTCGGCCTCAAGTACGGTCGCATGCGCCAGACAGCGGTTTTTCTGGTCTTGGGTAAGCGGTACCGGGTAACGCACCTCTGACTCTGTTCCGTCCGGGTTTGGTACCGATACCGGATCAGGCCATACCGAAGCGTTAATCTCAGTCATCAGGGTTTGCGTACTGGCTAAGTGCGCTTGCACATCACTAATGGCCTGTTCTAACGCGGCGATCTCTGGTTTGCTGGTAATGGGTAAGATGGACGGCCAAATCGTGTCATTCTCTCTCCCTTCAACAATCCGGTAGACCTTCGCCCCTTGGGACACCTGCTCTAAATCGGTTGGCTCACTGGCAAGCGTGATATAGCCATTCCATCCGGGCAATTTACTAGCGGCCAAACTGAGCTCACCTGATAACGCCAGAATCGCATCAGGAAGGCGTTTAACACCATCACTGGTATAATCGGCCTCGGATTCCACCGTTGCGCTGTAGGACGGCCCCACGGAGCCAGAAACCGACAGTAACGCTAAACCCTTAGTTAAGTTCTCCGCCTCAACCAAGCCACCAGCATCATAAAAGCTAATAAAGCTTTCTACCTTGTCCTCTGTAATCATTGCTTTTCCTAGTCAATCGTAAATAAATCTTGCCCGGAGACAATCACCGCTCCGCACGCCATCGGATCGCCAACAAGGGCCATGGCTACCCCGTTCACCGTCAGCAAGGCCGATCCCACATTCACGCCAACGTGTGGCGGATTATCGGGCTTGGTGTGCATCACACTGATATCGGACGTTTTTGATAATGGCGTCCCGTTCACGGTAAAAAGTGGCTCTCCTGTTACCACCACGCCCGGACTGAATCCATCATGGCCCGAATCCACGGACCCCACATGGCATACTGCTGGCATCACTTACTCCTTATCCTAGCTTCCATGGTGCCGCTGCTGCGATCACCGCAAAGTTACCACCGGCCTGAAGGTTGACGTTGCCACCAGCCACCAAATTAAGATCCGCACTCGCCTCAACCGTTGCGGCCCCATCGGATTTAATGATTGCATCCCCTTTCACGTTAATGGTGAGCTTGCCGGTGTACTGCTCGGTTTTGTTCCCGGTCGCACTTTCAAACGCGTTACCTTCTGTATGGATCACCATTTGGCCGTCGCTTGTTACCTCGATAGCGGTACCCGTTGCCTTATGCGTCAGAGAATAACCCCCGCTGGCGGTTCGATGCTCACGCAGTCCAAATCGGTCATACAGGTAGTCTTTTCGGTCATAAATCGCCGGTTTTGGTTCACCTTCGGCCCGTTTTGGTTCATACGCGGTCCCGTTCACCTCGTCAGGCAGGTAAGAGGTAAGATCCGGGGCGTAGTACAGACTCCCGGTTATACGCGGGTACCGGGTATCGCCGTTCCTTGGAAAATCGACCCATACGTAATCACCGGGTTCGACTGGCAAAACGTGACCATTGGAAGGCTTCGCGCCAATTGGCAGCAAAAACTCAGCCCACGGCAAATCACCATCGCGCACCGCGTCCCATAACTTAATCAGTCGAATGCTTGCCATATAAATCCCATCAGGATGGCTGACGTTCACGACTTGGGCCTGATAACTCCCATTAAGGCGATTAGTTACATTGGTTCGCCCTTGCTGCTCTCTCATAGATTGACCTCACCTAGCTCTACGCGGCATTGATAGCGGTTGCCCTGCTCATAATGCGTTACGGTATTAACCAGCATCTTTTCGGGTAACGCCTCGTTTAACTGCTCTTCGGGCATCATCTTATGAAAGAGGACAGACAACACACTAAGCGGCTGAACTTTAGAATTTCCCGCCAGTTCCACATCGAGCAACGGCACGATAGAAATATGCTGATTGTTTAACGCCTTGATCTGCTCAACACTGACCAACGTGGGCGCACCACTGGACCCGTTCACGGCAGATTGCATCCCGGCGACGGTATCCCAACTCACATACGACTTATTGAGAATGCGCTGATCAAGGTATCGCTCGCCTAACATGGTGTAACGGGCAAAGCTGTACTCTGCATTTGGGTTCCCGTTCTCGATGCGCAAATCCTCTTCCATGGAGAGTTTCTTTAGCGACTTAAAGTAGACCGTACCCCGTGCAATGAAGCACACCGAGCCGTAATCCCTTGCCATTGAGCGAATAAGCCTTGCTGGTGGCACACCCGGCAACAAGTGATAGGTACCGCCCCGCTCGTAGCTGTCCACATCGAGCTTAAGCCCCGGCAGTAAGGCTGCGAGAATGTCTTTCGGCTGCTTTCTGGAAAAGAACTGCGGTTCAATGGCCGGTTGTTTCAGGCTGTGCGTCGCCTTCGAAAAGGCATTAATGATCAACATGCCGTCTTTGACTTCAGGTTTCGCCACGACAAACGTATCTATCCAGACCTCATCACCCCGCGAGCCCGGATCAGCAAACGTGACCACCAGCTCGGCCCCTTCTTCCAATCCGTATTCATCCCGATAGGTACCGGCTTGGTCCATTAGGGTAAGAATGAGCTTTACCCCTTCCATGCTCGCATTCTCGATGTAGGCGCAAGACTGGATATGAGCCATGTATATGTCTTCGTCTTGCACCGTGACCTTTTGGACAAGGAAGTATTCGCGCTCTTGATTACTCAATGAGATCACCCTCCATCAAATCGACCAGAATCGGCGTGCGTACCACCTGTTCGGCTTCAAACACTTCTGCTACCACCTCAACACTAAACGGCAGGGTTAACACCCGGTTCTCTTCAAAATCGAACTCTTCAGGCATCAATGCTGCTTCCCGGCGTCCCTCAATGGATACATTCACGGTTAACGGCGCACCGGCTAACATGGTTTTCGCTTGGAAGGTGTGCTTTAGCCCCTGCTTAGTGTGGCGAATCCACATCATCAGACCGAGCGCCAAGCGGTTCAGTGTTGGTCGGTTCCACGCCACGGCCTTAATGGTGTAGGTCATTTTCACAAACGACTTGTTTACATGCGCGTAGATCTCGCTTGAATCGTTGGTCATGGCCGCGTAGTGAGTCAGATCGGTATAATCCGTACCATCAGCAAAGGTAAACCCCGGATCGCGGGAAATCAGCACAGCGGGTAACAGCTCATTACGTGGAATGGCGTTTTCACCCTGTCCGAGCTTTTTCACCAGCTTACGCACAAAGGTTTGGGTGTCGGGCGTAGAGCCCATATAAATCTTACGATTGGATGGACGGTCCACGAACCGGGCAAATTCTTTATTCTCTGGACGTGCGGTATCGGTCACGACAAGCGAGCTCACCACCGCTTTAAAGAAACCGGCTACGGCGCGATCCACATCCTCCAAATCGGTGTGCTCGGTCATCCCGGTATAGATATCGGCAGGTTCATTAAGAATCAGGGACGTTAAAGGAACTTCACTCATTCGGTTATACCTCCATATCGTCTAGCTGATAGAACTTGCGGCCCTTGGCAATCACAATACAGTTATGCTCACGATAAAGCGTGACGTCGTAACGGTAGAAATTTTGCTGAATGAGTCGCGCGTAGGCTTCAACCGGTTGGTTACGTTGGTAAGTGCCGTCACTGGTGGACCCGGACGCAATACCAGATCGGTTGCCTTCGTCAATCTGGATCAGCAGAAAGCGAAAGGGAATTCTTGCCAGTTCGGATAAGCCGTCTTGCTCGACGTTTTCAAACGTATTTAAAACGTTGGCACTAACGGCAACGTCAAAAACCCATTCTTTGAGCTGACCTAGTGAGGTAAAGGTATCGAAATGCTCACTACCCGGTTGGTAATGGTCCACTATCACCGCTTGTCCGTAACGATGATCCACCGGCCCATCAGGCCAGCCTTTGGAACGCACGTTAATCAGACTACGGACTGAACTCCAATAAGGCACCAGTCGCGGCAGTTTCTTAATACAGTCAGTGACCGTAAAGTTTTGTTTCATGTTGCCACCTGCTTAGCTTGGTGGCGTTGTTCTTAAGCGGGGAGGCTTATTAATCTAACTCAGATACCGGGATGCAGGGTATTCCTATTCGTTCGGCATAGGTCTTTTCTGACAGTGCACCTTTGGAATGCTGGTACCCATCCAGTAAAGCTACCACGTCGGCAGCTCGCAGCATGGCAATGCCAATATCCATATAAGCGGCATCCGTCAGACCTAGCGGCAGTATGGCCGGGTTTAATACGATGTAACCACGTTCTGCAAGCTCACTAGCAAGCTGGTTAAACGCGGCGTGGTTGTAGTTCTCCAATCCCGTCATAGGACCAGAGATATAAACGACGGGCTTTTTAGCTGGTGGCTTAGGCGCTGCGCCCTCTGGTTCTTGCTGCACTGCGATGCGATCAATCATTATAGGTACGTCACTCCGTTATTCTCTGTCATGGTATCTTCTGTGATATCACTTGTGGTATCTGAACTGGTATCACTACTGTTATCTGGCGTGATATCGCTAGGGGTATCGGCGGAGAAATCACGCATAGGCACGCACGCGTAGAGACTACCGACATTCGCCGTGCCAAAGCCTAAGATTTGTTGCACGTACCAGTACACCGTCCTTATACCGTCGGCGGTTTCTTCGTCCCACTCAAGCGCGGACCCACGCGGCACACTATCACTGGCAATGCGCAGCAATAACACCCCGTCACCTTCACCTAAATTGGCCTCTCCGCTGTCCTGAACAAAGAAAGACTCCATCTCGTCCGGGCATTCCAATACCGCAACACGTTCGTAATCGTCGTACTCCAAAGTTTCTTGGTTGACGTCTACGTTGATCACCTGTTGCTCTTCGTAGTTCTCGCCACCAGCATCAATACTTTTGGTTGGCCGGTACAGGAACGCCTCAAACGAATCAGGAGAAAGCGCAATCGCATTCATCCAGTCGCGCCTTACTGCGGCGTTTAGTGCCTCATGACCGTTAAATCTGGCTTTTCTTACTGTCACTTCAATAGCCCTTTCAAGTTGGATTCAGATACATTCATTTGCTTGGCATAATCTTTAATGGCCTGTGTTCGGCTCTTACCTTGGGCCTTGTAGCCATCATTGAAGGCGTTAAAGCCAAAGCGGATCATGTCTTTCATTTGGGAGAGCTGGTTTTGCTGCTTGCGTATCTTGCGCGCTTGGCGTTTTAGCTTGTCGCCGGTGCGTGCTTGAGAGGCGAGCTTGCGCTCTAGTGCCTTTTGGGCCTTCTCGTACTTGGCAAAGTCTCGATCTGCTTTGTTGCGGTCGGTCTGTTTCCCCCGGTTCGCACGGCGAATTTGCGCTTGTGTCTTTTCGTCAATAAACTCGGTCCGGTTATCACTGCCAAATCCCACCTTATCGGCTTGCTTTTTCATCTTCGGTGCAAGCTGACGCTGGACTGAAGGCGTTTGCAGCATACGGGTAGCACGCAGGATGTGCTTACAGGCCACACCGGCGAGCTCCGGGTTTCGGATCTTAGGAAAAGAAAACTCAGAAGGCGGCGTGATCTGGTAATTGCCCATCGTGGCGATATAGCGGTACCAGTACTGGTGGCGACCACAATCACAATCAATCGAAATACGACCGGCACACGCAGCCTTTACCGCTTTGTCATAGCTTCCATCTGGTGGATCGGCCATGTAGTCGTCCCACTCTTCCAAGCGGATTTTGACCCGGTGATGTTGGTGCTTAGACACTTGCGAGGCATCCACCGACATAATGAGCTCATTGCCCTTAATTCCCTTCAGGTTGGCCCACTGGACCCCGGTCCCATCGTCTACCCGGTTATTCGAGCGGTCGATATCCACTTGTCGGGAGTTTTTTACCAAGAACGCGTACACAATCCCCGCCGTGCGCGAGTCGTACTTTTTGGCCGCGTGCTTACGGTTCTTATCGAATTCCTGAAGATCGGCTTTAGTAAAGCGCATTCCCTTGGCTTTCTCACCAAGTGCCTTTAGCGCCTTACTGGTTGGATTGGTGAAGGTTCCCCGGTTTAAGGTCCGCTTGGCATTACGGCGGTTTTTCTTTTGGGCCTTCTCTATCTGGTTAAAGAGCTGGTTAAACTTCTTGGCCGTTAAGCCTGAAGAGTCAAACGCTCCGCTATCGAGCTTTTCAAACGTCGGCATACGCTACAGCCCCAAATCATCCATGAACTGGCGCATGGTGCGACGCACCCAAGCCGCTGGTGGCAGGTAAATACTCTCACCCACCGGCAACGGCTCAGCCATATCATCTTGCTCACACGCCAGCGCCACCAGCCAATCCAGATCGGCAGTACCATAAAAACGAAAGCTCACTAAGTCTGGGCGATATTCTTCGTCTTCCTTTAGGTCATACTCGGATAAGTCACTATCGGGCTTGTCCATGTATTCGCTCACCTGCTGGTAGTACACCGCCCTTAAGATATCGTCCTCGATATTGAGGTCGGACAAACGCGAGAGATCAGCCATTACTACGCGCCTCCAATGCCTTCTCTAGTGGATCGGTCGATAACATGCGCTCGTTCGTGGCTTGAATGATGCGACCAAAACGGGCCATTGGACTCTGATCGCGTTTATTCTGCTCTTCAGTCAGGGCGCTAAGAAAATCAGAAAAGCTCTGTGCGTCACCGAGAGAGGGATTAGTCGCGGTATAGACCGTTAGCAGCAATGCAACGCTTTCAGGCTTGAGAGAATGCCAGTCAATGCGATATTGCGTGCGTCCGTCGTTGCCTCTCACCTCATCAAACAAGGTTTCTGAGATTTCCATCATGCCACCAGCATTGGCCGGGAACGTGATTGACTGGAACTGCTTTAGGTTGCGGTAGGTTTTCATTGCCTCAACCACAATCGGCACCCCGGCGGGAGTCTCCCCATCCAAGCGGACCGCGCGGCCATGTTTGGCAAAGTTCGGAATGGTTTCATCCACAATGACAATAAAGCCCTGCTTACGTAGGGACTCCAAGCGGCCATGTAGCGTTTTGTTGAGCTTCTTTGCGTTATTAGGGAGAGATTTACACTCTACGACGTGCAATACCCCATCCTTAAAGCCAGAGAGCATTAAACGCGCTTGGCCCATGGATAGGGTTAATACTGCGATACGCTTATCGGACATAGGTGATCCTTTCATAAGCGCGTCAATTTTAGTGCGGGGGAGCGTGGTTAGTTTAGCATCAATCCCGTGCAAAACATCAAGAAATAGGTGTTTTGCACGGAGTTATTAGGAATTGGGGGATTAATCAAAAAGACCGACAGGAACGGCGATACCGGCGAGCTCATACGCCTTTAACACTAAGGACTCTTGCGTGCCGTGAATGGCTTCCCATGCGCGCTTGCCTCCAATGGTACCGCGTGCATGCACCGGGATAAGGTCCGGGTATTGCTCGATCACTTCCTTGGGTGCGGGTGTGTCATGGTGCGGTGCACAAAGTGGTAAACCTCGACCGTGCGCCAATGCCTTCGTGCGGCCATCAATATGGTGATAGGAAATCACCGGGTTCTCTCTTCCCTGTAAGTGACAGGCAATGCAAGGAAGTTTGCATAACGCGTCCATGATGCGCTTTTCTTCAGCGGTTGGTGTGCGTCCCTTTAGGCCACGACTGGATTTAGCCGGTGCCTTACGTGCGGGTTTAAGGCTGGTGGTTGGCCTCTTAGGCTCGCTTGCTTTAGCCAGCGCCTTAGCACGGGCGCGCTCTTGCGCTTCTTGGTTCTTTTTGGCGATTTGTGCCTGATATTCTGGCGTTTTGGCCTTAGCGATGGCCTTATCTTGCTGCTTCTTGGTCGCCGCTAATTTCTTTTGGAACTGTTTTTCTTTAAATTCAGGATCTTGCAATTTGGCCTTTTGGCGAGCAATCGCTCTATCTCTGGCCCTTTTTTGCGCCTCTGCGGCCTTTTTTCGCTTCGCTTCTATTGTCATTGCCATGAAAACACCTTACTATTTCGCCTATCAATGCAGTCGCTTTGCTCGCGCTCATTGGTGTGTAGTTGGTCGGTTCTTTGCTTGGGACCGTCCGTAAAGAAAGCCGTGGTTTATGCCACGGCTTTTTTTATGCTGGTGGGTTACTTCATGGCTCCACTGGTCAAGGTTAGCGCCTCTTTGGCAAACTCCCTTTCAGCCTCCCAAATGGCAAGCTTGCGCTGTAGTAGCAGCTTCTCGTAGCACGTCCCGTACTTAGTGTGCGAGTCAGACAGCGCCTCTTTGGCGCGCTGGATGTTCTGATCTAACACCTCTATCAAACGCTCGAAGTAGACCCAATTGCCAACCACCATCTTAGATACCGACTCACTGCGGACCACCAGCGGCTCGACCGTCACTGGCACTTCACTTTTGATTTGGCCGTACACCTTCAGACCTTTATCGGTCATGTAGTAGTCTTTGCGATCAGGCTTACCCACTTGAGGGACGGACTTAGGCACAACAAGGCCCATTTCGGCCATGATGTTCAATTCTCTGTAGACTTGCTGGTGACTTGCTTGCCATGCCGGGTAAAGTGTTTTAGATAAATCGTATCCGGTGTGGCCTGTGTCGTCGCTCGCCAGAGTGGCAAGGATGATCTCTTTCAATGGTGATAGGGTTTTATTGTCTTGTTTAGGCATAGTGTTTGCTCGCTATGTGTGTAGTGTAAGTGTAATCAATACTGGCGGTGCACATCACCGGTGACAGCATCAACGAATCCATGGCAGACAAACTCAATCTCGCTTGAGTAGTGAGCCATCTTGCCCTTAAGGGACTTCTTGTGTCTGGCGTGCCAGTGCTCATAACCGGCGCTAAAGGCCCACTGGTTATTGCTGTAGTCGGCATAATGCAGATCGGAGCCGTTACGCGCCTCTCTCACCCCGGCCTCCCAACTTGCTAGAAAGTCGTCACGTTGAATGAGCTTTAACGCCTGACGTTCGTCGTCAAACACGCCCACCAGCTCAATCAGCCCAACGGACTGCATCTTATCGATCACGGTTCGGTCAAAGTAACCGACGTAAATCTCATCGTTGGGGATAAGCTCGACTTGAGGCGGTGTTTCGTACTCCGTGCCGTCCATAGGCAGAGCTTCCATTAGCTCGACTATCAAACTCAGCTGTTTTTTTGGTATTGGCATCTTGCTTTGCTTTACTTAGTCCATTGATTAGTTGTTTGGTGAAATCAGAGCAAAACGACAACTTACTCATAAGTTGCTTGGCGTTATCGTCCGTTATCGCCTCAAACGCTGATTTCGCGTCCTCTTCCTTGCTGTAACGCTCCTGCACCGACACGCGGCTTACATGTGCGTTAAGCATCACAGAAAACGTAAGTGTTGAGCCATGGCGGACCACTTCAAGATACTGACCTTTATCGTTCAACTTGAATGATCGCACGCTCACTAAAACATCTCACTTTCTGTTAGGAATTACGGCGAAGAATAGCAGCGGATTATTAATAGTTCAATGATTTATTTAAATCTTGCTATAACTGACCTTATAGTTGAAACCATACACTTATTGAATTACATTATTGCGCGGTTATTCATATTGTTATTAGTAATTAACTTTAGAAAGGATTAGGAAAAATGGATGATATTGTGGTTTATATATGGCACTGCGACAAAGAGCTCGCTTCAATGACTTCCCCGGATGAAACGCAGGTTTGCCTCACTAAGCAGGAGGCTACATTAGCGATTGCTGAAGCGAAGGGCAACGGCTATCACGCATCACGTAACTTTGAAGGATAACAATGGAAGCCTATGCACTGAAAGAATTCGCTCAAAAGCACTTTGGCACCATTGCCAAACTGGCTGAACACTTAGACCGACCGGCCAACTCTCTAAGCCGACTTAACAGCAAGGGTGCGGTTGTCGTGGTGGACGGAGACAAGTTCACTATCTACAAGAACGGTCACACTTACCCACTCAGCGAAAAGGTGGAACTATGAACCAACTAGAACAACTACGCCGCCGTATGGAAATGATGAACTTCCACCAGCGCAGTATCGAGGCTTGCGGCATCAGCATCATGAACGTGGGCGAATCGGGATTCTCTTATTCAATTGGCGCGTCACGCTCTGGACTGCCAGACATGATCCTAACCAATGTCGGCGCAGCGGCTTCTCAGCACATACTCAACACGGTCTTTCGCTACTGGAAGCAACACGGCTTCAAAGATGGTCGCATTACGGGCCTGTTTGAAGCGTCGGACAGTTCAGGCCGGGATATGGCTATCTACGTGAAGCTTATCGACTACAACGAGCACTTGATTGATAACTACGTTACTCAGGCTTGGAACTTCTACCAGCTCAACCCGGAATACGTGCACCCTAAACACGGTATTCGCTATGCGCAGATCTTCTGCCCGGACGAAAACGGACGCACCCAATTCGAACCCGGCTTTAACATGAAATATCATCAAATGCTGGTGGAAGAGCCAATAAACAGCAAACACTAACCAACAGGACTACACACCATGGGACAGCTTAAATTTTCAATGAACGGCTTTCGTTCTAGTCTCACCTCGGACATGAAGGAGCTAAGAGAGGAAATCGAAGAGTCACTGAAGTACTTAGATGAAGAGCTCAAAGAATCCCTAATAGATCGCTTTGATACCGTCGCATGCAGCGTTAACAGCCTGAACCACGTTTGGATTGAAGGAAATGATGACTTTTCTAACATGGCCGACGCACCAGAAATCCCGCTACTAGGCGACTACGACGAATAAACGGAACTACACACCATGACACAAGCAAGCAAACTCCCCCACGTCAAAAAGCCGTGCCGGGACTGTCCATTTAGAAAAGATTCTCTCAAAGGTTGGTTAGGCCGGGAACGGATGACGGAAATACTCGATACCGACTCATTCGCTTGCCACAAGACCACCAACGGCAACATGAACAAACGTCGCCAATGTGCCGGGCATATGCTGATTAACGGCCATGCTAATCAGTTTGTACGGCTCGCTACGGCACTTAACCTCGAACTGGACCTATCGGGCCGTGAACTTATCTTTAACACCAAACAGGAATGCATCGAGCACCATGACCACGACAACAAAGCGTAAGCACAAACTGGACGCCCACCGGGACCGTATTTTAAAGGGCATGCAGCAAGGCAAGAAACAGATCGATATCTTAAGAGAAATCACCTTTCTGACTGGCGAGGCCATCACACGACAAACCCTGCGTAACTGGCTTAAGGTAAATATGAAAGGTGAAGCATGATAGACATTATTGCCATTGTTACACTCTTAGTGGGCATCATTATCGCCTTTTACCGCAACTGGAAAGCAGAGCAAAGGCTTGCTGAAAACTTTGCTCGCTCAGTCAGAATCCATTTACTTCAGGCTGAAGGTTTATTGTCTGACTCTCAACTGTACGTACTGACCGGTAAGAGCTCCAACAAATGACCCTTACTGAATACATCAATAAACAGAACGATTATTGCCCTCACTGCGGTAGCGAATGGGAGCAATGCGATTGTCTAGATGCTAAATACATCAACCGAGAATCAGCAAAGAACGCCGACACTAGCGAGTAAACCACCAGCAATAAAAAAGCCCGGTAACGCCGGGCCTTTTCTTATCTAATCCTCAAACTTAGCACTTGGTACCGTAGTATCTACCGGTTCACCACAACCCCGACAGCGAAACACCATCATATAAGGCGAACTGTCCTCATAGTGCGGCCTCTTTCGGTCCCGGCGTGCGCTCCGTTCTATTGGCGCATTAATCTCTACTAGCGTAGGTTCGCCACACTCGCACTTATCCTCGATAATCTGACTCATCACTCTATCTTCTCTACAAAACAGGCATGGTGAAGCGTTGACACTTCCGACTTATAACTCACCAGCTCAGAACGTCGGCCAATTGGCTTTACCGGGTACCGGGTACCACCCTTTTTCTTCAATAGGTACCGCTGGCCGGTTCTTACCAGCCTAAAGCGGTCCCCTTCCTCTAAATCAGCGAGTTTCAAGCTGCTCCGCCATAACTAACGCTACGTTCTGAACCACAGCCACTTCATTCAATGCGGTCAGGTTGAAGTTAAACACTTCGTGACCGTCATATTTGTTTTTGGCTAGTATCTGCGCCTGTATATCTTTAACTAAATCTATATCCATAACGCCCCAAATGTATTTCAAGCGACCGTCAGGTGTTCCCAAGTTAAACACTGCGTTATAAAAACAGTTATGCACTATCACGGACTTAACATTCTCTGCGCTCATAGCTCTAACCTCGTCATGGCAATCTCTAATTCGTGGCTGGTGGCCTCTCCTATCACATGAAAGAACTCAGGCTTAACCGAGGCTTGCCAGCGCATATCACCACGCTCAGACACCAGCACGAACGGTTCCATGGATACCACGATAGCAAAGGAATACGCTGAAGCTCCGCTTCTTAACGCGTAGGAGTGCGATACCGGGGAAACAGCTTGACCCACCTTACTAGGGCGTACCGCGTGCTTTCTGGCAAGTTCTAACCCCTTTTCAGATACTCGCCACTGTTCGTGAGGCGCACCACCAGCAACGGGAATAAAGTAGCCGTCCTTAATGCCCCACTCAATCGCCGTCATGGCTGCGTTATGACCACACTTAACCGCGCGTTGGAATGCAGACGGACCAAAGCCATAGCGGCCACTCAGGGCCAAAGCAGCGCGACGTATCATGAATGCTTGATTGATATCTTGTTTTTGTTCAACGGTTAGAGTCATTGGCTTTCTCGCTCTCTTTGTATTCCTTAACAGCCTTTAGCAGATCAAAGGCGCTTTTATAAGTACCCGGCAAAGCTTCAAACCCGCCAGCTTGCTTCATGAACCCGGCAGGTTCCCACCCATACAGATGATGCGCACACTCTTCGCTGTCACGCTCTTTATACCCCTTATGCCACGGCCATACATTCGCACCGGCCATCACGTAAGCTGCTAAAGCAATGCCATACTCTATTGGCGTGCGGACCTCGACCGTTGTCTCAAAGAATGGGTTTTCGCTTTGTTCGCTCATGCATGCCCCCTTAACAACTCGTAAAACTCTTCCCAATCTTCAGCCTTATACAGCCCTACCAGTGACTCCCACTCAGTCGCTATGTGTCGCCACTCTTTACCGGCTGGCAGCATGAGAAACACTTTCTTTTCCAGTTCGCACGCTTCCACCATGCGCAGACAACGACCAAAGTCTGAAGCATCACGCGGATACTCATAGCCCTGAATTGGTAAGCGCGTTTTGCCACCATCAATCACATAAGCCATGTATTTCGAGCTCAGGCCCGTATCGTCAGTGTTAAACCATTGCGCTATGGTCATACCCTTAGTTGGCTTTACTGGCTCGCGCGCGCACTCATCAACAACGATATTGGCCGCTTTAATGGCTGCATTGAAAATATCAGGACAAAAAGGCATATCGGGATGTTGGCGCGTTAGTTCGTTAGTGATGGCCGTTACCAATCTGGTTTGGTCTATTGTCATTGGTTCATGCATGCTCTTTACCTCGCAATTCAGCTAGGAACGTGGACAATTTACCCTTAGTTGCTTCGTCTAATACCGCGCGCCAAAACACCTCATCAGTGAAAAAGAATTCACCGACTACCTTGTCATAAGCCCCATTAAGCTGGCAGATAAAACCACGACGTTGGACCGTATCAAACGCTATCTTGATTTGGTTCTC